CCCGAGCCGGAGGGGTTGCCCATGCCAGTGCCTGGTGATGCGGAGGGCTTGGCCGAAGTGTTTTGGGGTCGTTACGACCAGCCCGAGCCTGAGGTGGATGAGGGCATAGATGATCTGGTTGCCTGGCTGTGGTCAATGCGCGATCTGGCGGGGGAATGCAACCCTGATGAGCAACGCCGGTATGGACTGGCCGCCACATTGCTGGGGCAGAAAGCCGCCGAAACTACTCACTGGCGCCCCGCCACCCTGGCCCAGTCCGAGCCGCAAGAGGAGGCGGGGGAGGTGGCGGACTGGCTGCACGATCACGCTCTCAGTTGTCGCGAACTGGGTCGAAACGACTGGGCCGCGCAGTCCACCCGCGCCGCCACCCTGCTTCAACAGTTATCCGCTATCGAGAATCTAAAAACGACTAATTGGAAAGCCCGGTGTGCTGAGCTGGCTGATCGTTTAGACGACGCGCTGACCTATACGGTCCAAAGTGACACTGAGCGAAGCATGAGACAACTGATCACCCGCACCCGCACCGCTCTGGCTCAACCCGAGCCGGAGGGGTTGCCCATGCCAGTGCCTGGTGATGCGGAGGGCTTGGCCGAAGTGTTTTGGGGTCGTTACGACCAGCCCGAGCCTGAGGTGGATGAGGGCATAGATGATCTGGTTGCCTGGCTGTGGTCAATGCGCGATCTGGCGGGGGAATGCAACCCTGATGAGCAACGCCGGTATGGACTGGCCGCCACATTGCTGGGGCAGAAAGCCGCCGAAACTACTCACTGGCGCCCCGCCACCCTGGCCCAGCCCGAGCCGGAGGCTGGGCAGCCAGCGATTGCCGAAGAAGCCTATCTGGCTTTCGTGCAAATTTGCAAGGGCAATTCTGACGATGCTGGCACTTACGACGCAGACGAAAAACTCGTAAGGCGTGCACTCAAGAAACTCAGCGACCTGGAACGCAACGCCCTGCCGGTGCCCGGTGCGGAGGTGGGGTGATGGAAACAATTAAGCAGACAATCTACGACCACGGCGGCAGTCGAATCTACAGAGAAAATGCCGACGGTAGCCGCGACTTGCTCGCAGATACCTACGCCGGCCACTGCGGCGGCGACAGTTTCGCAAAGGCCGTTTATCAATTCATTCTCGATTATCACACTTTTCCCAAAATTAAACCATGACCACCCCAACCCCACCCCTATCTACCGCCGCGCAAAATGTGCGGGATGCGTACAAATCTAGCGGCCTAGGTGCAGCGCTGATCGCTGCAGCGGAGCAGGTATTTCCTTTGATGAGAATGCCAGACCCAGAAGAGTGTGATTGCTCGTGGGATTACGACTACTTGAGTATAGTCTTTTGTGAGCAAGCCGAAGGGAAAAATAAACTCCTCGCCCTCGCCGCCGAGCTGCGGCAGGAGGGGCAGCCATGACCCACCAGCTCTACATCAAACAGGGCAGGCGTTACATCCCGTGGGGCAATGGCCGGCACTGGGATGCCGATCACGATGCGATGGAGGCAGGCAGCTTCCGGCTAATCCATTGCCCCGATCCTGGCCACTACCGTACGCGGCATGACGTGACACCGGATACGGCGAGATGGGCTGCAGCGGCGATGATCGCGCAGCAGGCAATGGAGGATGCAATGCGAAAACGTGCGATTGCACAACCACAACTTCAGCCGTACACCGATCGGCAACTGAGGCTGATCGAGCAGTTCCGGCGTGACATGGCTGCAGCCGGTGGCCTGGTGCCCAGCTACTGGAGCCACGGCACACCGTTCGAGATCGCGCAGGCAGGCATCGATGCAGTGCGGAAACCTGAGCCATGACCACCACACCCGACCGCCTAGCCCTCGCCGCCTGCCCGATATCAACGCTTAGGCGCTGCGTCGAGCCATGCGACAACTGCCGCCAAACCGCGGCGCAGGTCGCTGGTGAGCTGTGCCTGGTGCTGCTGGAACACTCCAGTGACACCACCACCGCAGCGGCCGACTGGATCTCCTGCCACGCCATGCCATGACCTGGCACACCACCCCACCCACCGCCGCCGACAACTAAGACACCAGCGATGAAATAAACGCCCGATCCGGCCCAAGGTTATCGATGTTTCTTAGCATCGTGCCGCGCATGCCATCCATCAACCAGATCGGCCGGCCAGCCCTGGCAGCAGCCTGCAGACCTGGAACGTTCGACCGCAGCGCCCAGCTGTGGTCGGTATCGAGCACCTGAGGCCCACCGAACCCGGCGACAGGAGCAGGGCCACCAGGGGCGATCCAATCGGCGCCGGTGGTGCGCATCCACTGCTGGCCGCCTTCAGGCTTGACGGCCCTGGCATACGAAACGCCTACGGGTTTGTCGGTGAGGCGTTTCACCAGCCCGACAACCCACTTCTGGAACCACACCGTGCTGGGCTTCGTTAATTCGTTGCCCACCTCGAACAGCACATTCGAGTACGGCTCCAGCGTCTTCACCATCCGCCGCACGTGCGCCTTCTGGTGCTTGTTCCACGGCCCTTGCGTGTGCACGCTGTGGTGATCTTTCGGCCCATGCCCCCTGAACGGGTGGAACTCCCAAGCCCTCGGGAACAGATCAGGAATCGAGCCCTCGAACAGCACCACCCCAGTCACCATGTCCCTTTGATCGGCGGCGGCAACGGCCTGCTCCATTCGGCGGTAGAACCGGGGATTCAGTGACAGGTCCGACTTCCACGGCCCGCCCTTGACGCGGATCAGGCCAGGGTCAGCACCAACGAACGGCGGCCGATAGTTCACGAACGCCCGCGTCTCGATTGTCCACAGGCGGGTGAAGTTCCCCGTAAGCCGGTCGATCGGCGTGCGGTTTCCTGCCACAGGCTGCACCACGTCCCACGTGTGGTTGCCCGCCAGCCGGCGCGGTTTCCCGTCCACCAGGAACCTGTTGCCCGAAATGGTGACTGCCATCAGGCCAGCGCTGCTGGCTGAGGTTTCCGGCGCGGCGGTCGTGGGGCCCCGAGAGGCCCCAACCACCACACACGGGACACGAGGTCACGGTGTCGGCAGCGGGGCACCACCCCCAACTGCTTCAACCATCGTAACCGGTCGGATCAGAAGGAAAACCCCTGTTACCACAAGGGCTCCAGGGGCCGGCAACCCACCGGCTCAGCGTTCCGGCACCACTCAAGCTGCAAAAGGCGTTGCAGATTCGCAACCGCAACGGTATGATTCACACAGCCACCACACCACCGGCTATGACCACCGCAGACCTGGACGACCTGGATCTAATCGATGATCCCGGCGACGACGACGACAGCGACAGCTACCCCGACTGGTACGACCACCCGTCGCTCAGCGCATCCGAGCGGAACTCGCTGATGGGGGCGCGATGACCACCACCGCACACCCCGAGCAAGAGCTGCTGACCCAGCTGCATCAATCCCGCGACGCCTACGTCAAAGCACGCATCGCTGCCATGGAGGCGATGGACGCCGAGAACTGGGCACGTTGGAAGTTTCAGCAAGCCGTCAACGCCTGCATCAACTGCGGCATTGATCCAGTCGATCCAAGTATTCCCTTCTGAGCCATGACCTCCACCCTGTTTGCCCTTACCGGTGAAGCCCTGCAGCTGCAGGGCCGCATCAATGAAGCCGCTGAACTGCTGTTCAGTGATGACCCCGCCGAGGTGGCTCAAGCCACTGCCACGCTTGAAGCGCTGATCAGCGCTGAAACCGACAACCGCAAGGCCGTCGAGGCCAAGGCTGACGCCTGGTGCTGGGCGATCGATCACATCCGCGCCCAAGCCCAGGCCCGCACCGAGCATGCCCGCCGGCTCAGCGAGCTGGCCAAGGCTGCAGAGCAGCAAGCCGAAGTGTTGAAGGATCGGCTGGTGGCCGCACTGGCGAAAGTGGCACCAGATGAAACCACCTGGAAGCTGCCAGAGCACACGCTAAGCAGCCGCAAGACCACCAGCGTGGAGCTCGATCCCGAGCTGCAGCCAGCCGACCTGCCGGAAGAGTTCCAGCGGGTGAAGACCACCTACAGCGCCGACAAGACCGCATTGGCCGCTGCACTCAAGGCCGGCAGCCAGATCGATGGCGCCCAGCTTGTCGAGCGCCGCAGCTGGACCATTAAGTAACCCTGACCGTTTCGTTTGTCCAACCGCAACCCAACTATGCCAACCCTTGAATGCTCCGGCGCTGTTTCCAACCTGATTCTTCAGTCGGCGCACGCTGCCATCGCTACTTACGCCGAGAAACGGACTGATGTAGGCGAGCGCAACGCGCCGCTGATCCCCTTGCTGGAGGGGCTGCTAGATGCGCTGCAGTCTGTCGCTGGTGCAGTGGCAGATAACGCCTTCGACACGGCGCAGCCGCTGCCTAAGGGGCTCGCTGCAGGCCTTGCCGCACAGGCCCGAAAGATCGCAACCGATCTTGACCAGGCGGGTCGTGATCATCACACCTCTGACTGGTCCCTGCCATCAATGACAGGGAAGGAATTGGTTTGACCCATGGCGTTCTACATCACCTATCAGAAAGATGAACAGCAACACGAACTGGAGTGGATTGCCGGCAACGGCTGGACGCTCGACTCAATCCGCGAATGCTTCAACGTCAGGTTCCCTCAAGCCGAAATCGTCAACATCGAGGCGCGGCCATGCTGTTCCCTCTGATGCTGGGCGTGTGGTGTCTTTGCCGCTTTACCGGGCGCAGAGACGCAGGGCCACGATTGCTGCCCAGAAACATGCCCGTCGCCGAGCCGTAGTGGCGTTGGCGCTGTGCTTGGCGGGAATCGTTGGGGCGGTGTTGACGGTTGAGCGGGAGGTGCGGATTCAGGCGGTGGAGGCCCAGCAGTGACCACCACCTGCAACACCTGCCGATATTCACAGCTCGATCCAGACCGGCTGGCCTGTCATCGCAACCCGCCGCCATGGCCCACCGTTTACCACCACAACTGGTGCGGTGAATGGCAGCCAGTTTTAACCCCACCGCCATCACAACCATGCTGATCACCGCCGACGAACGCCTCGAATCATCTGGCGAAGGCATCACTCGCACAACCGCACCAAGCGCCAAGTTCTGGCCCGTCATGGTCCGATTCGGCAATGGTTCACCGATGCGTGCAACGATTCGCGCAACCAGCAAGATGCAAGCGGCTGAGTTTGCACGTAACCGCCATCCGCATGCCACGTCAATCACCGTCCTTCCACTTAAACAGGCAGCGGCATGGCACTAACTGCAACGCTCACCGCAAACCGCTGGCGGTATCGGCCCGGCGATGAAGTGTTCGCCCGTTGCTGGTCAGCAGATGAATCAGGAAAGGTGACTGGCACGGTGCCCGGCCCGTTCCCCGCTTACTACGTCGTCGACCCTGACGGCAACGAATGGCGGATTGCACAGATCCGGCTAAGCCGGCGACCTATCCCCGATGCGTCATGAACCAGGACTGCAACCCGATTGAACAAACCGCACGCCAGGAACAGCTTGAAGAGCTGTATCTAGCCGATGGCCGGCACAATCCCGAACACCTCTTTCACGGACTTTATACCGGCCTAGTGGCTGGCTTGAACGATGAATGAAACCAGCATTGCTGCAGCGTTTGAAGACTGGTGGATCGACAGCTACGGCAGACCACCAGCGATACACGCCCGCATGACGCATATTGCGTTTGCTAAGCATCTGCTTGAACTGACCGAACTGATCAAACCACTGGAGACCATCAATGCCGCTGAGTGATTGGCAGATCCGCAGCCGCTGTGAAGGCGGCATGATTGAAGGTTACGATCCAGCGCTGATCAACCCAGCCAGCTTGGATGTACGGCTGGGTGACACGTTGCTGATTGAGTCGGTATCCAGCCGTGAGCTGCTGCCGTATCCGCTCAGCCGGCACACCGAGGCCAACCCCTACGAAATGGTGCCGGGGCAGTTCTGCCTAGCGCAGACCGTGGAAGTGTTCAACTTGCCGGATGATGTAGCAGCAGAGTTCCGCCTGAAATCATCACGCGCCAGAGAAGGATTGGATCAAGCTCTTGCCGTGTGGTGCGACCCCGGTTGGCATGGTTCAGTGCTCACCTTGGAGCTACGCAACAACCGCCAGCTGTGGCCGCAGCTGTTGTGGCCTGGGATGAAGATTGGCCAGGTTGTGTTTCATCTGATGGATGAACGGCCTGTTAATTCTTACGCCAAAACTGGCCGCTATAACGGCGACCTAGCAGTGATGGCGAGCAAAGGATGATGATCGACTGCCCGAAGTGCGACGGGAAGATGAAGACCACGCACAACCGCCGAACCGGCCAGGGCTGGTACAAACGCTGGGAGTGCAAAGCCTGCAAGCACTATTTATCAGTCAGGGGTGAAGACGTGCAAGAACTGAGTGCAGATGAAATCATCGAACGCTCAGCGCAAGGCAAGCATCGCAGGGTAAGTGATGCCGATGCTATTGCGATTCGTCTATCAACCGACCCACGCAAAGAACTTGCCGCACGCTATGGCATCAGCGTTGAAATGGTGCGTCAGATCCAGGTGGGTGATGTTTATCAGGATCTGCTGCCGGAGAACTTCCGCCGGCCACCAGGGCCAAATGATCCGAGCTGTGAACGCTGCCGCGAGTGGCGTGGGCTGGAGTCCGCCGACCCATGCGCGATGGGGTTTCCAGATCCTCAGATTGAAGGGGTAGGGTTCGCCCAGGACTGCAACCTGTATGAGCCGAGGCGTTGCTAATGGGCAATCGCAACGCCTGCAGAATGCTGCTCACCGTGGCCGAAGCCGCCGAGGCCCTCGGCTGCAGTGAGCGGCATATCAAACGGCTGATCCATGAAGCGGACAGTTCCCGCCGTTCACGCTGGCGCTGGGGTCGGGAGTTGATCGACCTGGCGCCGGTTGGGGCTCAACGGCGGATGGTGAGGGTGAATGTTGGGGCGGTGGTAAACTTGGCTCAGCACTCAGCCTGACTTGCTCAGTCTGGACGCTCCCGCTCTCGGGCCAACTGCTGCAGCAGCCGGGACGCCAACTACCTCAGCGGCGAGATGGTGTCTAAGACCCGCTGGTAAGAGCCCCGACACGGCCTCCGGTTCACTCCGGGGGCCGTGTGCGTTATGGACCACCCCCTAACGCCCTCTCGGCCGCCTCCGCCACGGCATGCGGCTGAATGTGCGCACGGTACGTCTTGGCGTGCTGGTTCGCCGTGTGCCCCATCAACCTGGCCGCCGTGTACACGTCCAGCCGTGAGCCGCCCTGCCGCCACAGCCTCCCCGCGTAGGCATGGCGCAGCGAGTAAGGCCTCCACGGCAGCCCCAGCCGGCGTAGTTCCTTGTGCAGCCACTTCGACACGGCATCAGGCCTCTCGCCCGGCACGCCACCAGGCCGCAGCCGTCGATCGTGCAGCCGAAACCGCTCTACCCATTCGCGGGGTAGCGGCACCACCGTCCTGAATCCCGTCTTGGTGCCCTCCTGCACCTGGCAGTAATCCCGCTCGATCAGCGTTGAGCGCTCCACCTCATGCGGCCTAAGCCCATAGGTGGCCATCATCCCGAAATACCAGCTCGCCGCACCGGCCGCCTCGACCCAGGCGATAATTTCCGCATCGGTGGGCACCGCCACCAGCTGGGCCTGGCCATAGGTGGGCACCGGCAGCTCGGGGAACTCCACGCCCACCAGCTTGGCCAGGTGCCGCAGCAGATACCAGAGTTCTTTGTAGCTGCACGTCGAGCGGTCGTAACGCTGCAGTGCCGCTGCGATGGAGTCGGTGGTCACCACCGCGCCTGATGGGATCTGCCGGAGCCGGCCCATGTAGTTGATCTCCCAGGTGCTCTCGCTGGTGCGCCCCAGCGTCACCCTGGCGCGGTGGAGCTTGGCGATGGCCTCCCGCCAGGTGATGCCGCCCTCGCGGTCCTGCCAGTAGGCCCACTCGAACGTCCCCGTCGCCAGCTGCCGTTCCAGGGTCTGCAGCTGCTTTGCGGCGGTACGGCGATTTACCGGTGTGTCATCGAGCTTTAGTGCGATCCTGCACTGCTGCAGTCCTGGCGAGCCATCACGACGCGGCACCTTGGCCAGCAGGTACAGCCTGCCCCTGTGGACGTTCACGTTGGCCATGGGGGAATACGACGCGCAGAATCTGAAACCGATGCACCGATGGACGGGCGGTACATAATCCGCGAGATTATGGGCCCTTGTGGTCCCTTGTGGTCCCTTGCTGCTGATCTGCTGCTGTGCTCAGATCGCCTGCCGCGCAGTCACTCTCCGCTCTACGACACGCCAGCACCGCCAGATACAGATCCTCATCCACGGCCCGGATGTCGTAGTGACTCGCCAGTGGTAGCAGCCGATCTCAGGGGGCGTGCATATCCGGTGCATACCGGCAAACTACCCCAGCCGCTGCCTGGTGATGGACGTGCGAACGCTGCCCACCCAGGAACTGGTGATCCGTGACGGCCAGCCGATCTGGCGGGTCTGCGGCCAGGGTTACTGCGTCGAGGATGCCTCCGGCACCCGCGCCATGGCAGCGTTCCGCGCACTCTGCAGCAGCCGTGGCATTGAGGCACCATGCACCGGCCCGGTCATGCCGTGCCGTGGACCGTCTGAATCCGATGAGCCGGGCGTCTGACCGGAAACCTGAAGCAGGCGCTGCGTGGCGATGCCCGAAACATCTGTGGCATGGGGTGAGCTGCAGGTGTTCGAGTTCAGCGATGGCGCCAAAATCTATGGCCGCGAGTTTCAGGTGCTGCCATCCGGCACCATGTTTGGTGTTCGCGAGATGCTGGCCGGCGTGATTGGTTACACCGCCTCAAGGTCAGCACCAGGCCAGTGGAGCGTTGCAACCGGTGATCCGCTGATGGTGTATGGCATCCGGGGCACGGATCCAACGCACCTGCTGCCGTACTACCGGGAGCTGATGGACCTGTTCAAGGCGAACCGTGCCGGCCAGCAGGCGTAGGCGTCTGGTGCTGGATTCGATCGCGGTTGGCGCCGACGCCCACCAGGGCGAGCGTGGCGATGATCAACGCACCCCAGCTGGCGATCTGCTGTACTGACCACGTAGCGACAGCTGAACCGCCCTGCTGCCGTGCATCGCTGGTAGCCAGGGCGTCCACTTTGGTCACCAGGCTGCTGATGTCATCCTTGGTGATCATGTTCCTCTCAAGCTCCACCTGCCTTGATTCGAGGCGTTCAACCCTGGCCATGAAGGCCGTTGTCTGGGTCTGCGACTGGCCGATGGATGTTTGCAGGCCGATAATGAGGCCTTCCAGCTTCCCGAGCCGGTCAACGAGCTGGAGCAGCGAACCGGGCTCAGTGTCCATGCTCTGAGTTTTCCTGCCATGCGGCAGAACGCGACCAGACTTCACCGGTGCGGACTTCATGCCAGGGGATGAGCATGCCGGGGAGCATCGGATTCCAGCGCACCATGCCGTGCAGGTCGGCATCAGCGGCGGTGGGCAGTCGATCGCGAATCCAGGTAATCATCACCACCCCCGCCGCTTCACCTCAGCGGCCAGCAGTTCAGCGATGAACTCGTTTCCAAACTCGTTGAGGTGGATCCAGTCCTTCCGCAAGGCGCGAGGCGGCAGGTCGTTGGCGATGTCCCATGCGCTGCCGGTGCCCAGGTTGTCGGGGGAGCGTTCAGGGAACTTGGCTGGCCAGTCGCGGGCGTACTCGGCTGGGTAGCGAGTGCGGAACCAGGCTTCGGCGCCATCAATGAAGGCGCGGCGGGCATCGAAGAACTGCTGCGGGAATGCTGCGGCGACGGCAGCATTGCGGGCCATCACTGTTCTGCAGGGAGATCTGCCGAGAGATTCAGAACGGGCGCCGTTGAACACCGGCAGGATCATCACCCGATCAGTGGTGATGATCTCCAGCATCCGGCGGTAGACCGTCACATCAGTGTGCAGAGATGAACCAACACCATTGCGGCCCAGCCACAGAATTGAGGCGTAGCTGTTGAGGCTGTTGCCGTTCTGCTCGTCGGTGAGATGCGGGCTGACGAGCTGATTGCCAGGCGCGGCAACGATGGCACCAGGGGTTGATCTGGTGAAGGTGTAGCCCAGTGGGCGGTGCCGGGTTTCCTTGGATGCCACGACGGGCTTGAGCAGGCCCTGCACGCCTGCGATGGTGACGGGCACGCCGACAGCAGCCCACTTGGCAATGGGTGGTGATGGCGCGACGAACGCAATGGCAACATCACCAGATGCAGGGATGCGCTCACCGGTCACGCGAACGTGGACAGGTAGGCCGCCTTGACGACCGGCGATTTCCATTGATGTCTGGCCGCCATTGCCCCGGTTGACGATTCGGCGCCCATCGGCTAGGGCAGTGGCGAGGCGTGAGGCGAGGGCCTGGGTCATGGAATCGCCCCACTGCACGATGGGGCTGCCCTGGGCTGGGGCCGGGGCAGGCTGGGGGGCCGGGGCTGGTGCTGGCTGCGGCGCTGGGGCCGGTGCAGGCGCTGGAGCCGGAGCCGGAACCCCACCGAACACAGGCACCCCACCGCGCCAGTCCACCGACAGGCCGCCGCTGGGAAGTTTTACCTTGAGCTGCCGGTCGATCAGGCTGATGGGCCCCGACTGAATGACGGCAGCGGATCGGGCAGGCTGGGCCTGGCCGTTTACCTCCAGGCGAGGGAATGATTCGATGATTTGACTGGCCGGGTTGAATGCCCCCCAGGTGGCGGCGATGGTTTGGCCGCGAACGTTCCTGTAGGTAACGGACGGCCCTGCCAGATTCACTGACAGCGGAGCAGCCAGCGCAGCAGCGCGGAACGCAGCGAAGGTGGCGAACTCAGCCGCCGATGCCACGTCCATGATCACGACGTTCTGTGCGCCAGAACTGTGGAGAACGTGCATGTCGGGGAACTCACCAGAGATCAGCTCCGACGCCCCCCAGGCGCGGATGGCCACGTAGGTGGAACCTTCCCTCAGGAAGTGCCAGCCGTTGGCCTGCACAGCCTCGTCGAGGCCCTTGGGCCAGCGGATCCAGGCCTGCTGGATCATCGGGCCCCGGTAGGTCTCCCACGTCCTGTCTGTGCGGCCCTTGAACGGATCGGTGACGGGGATGCTGAACAGCGAGATCAGCGTGGATTCGTGCTGCGCGTTCTGCTGGAACGGTGAGCTGCGGCTGAGCCAGGCGTACTGGCCAGAGGCAGTGCGCCAGTACGGGTGGGTGCAGACAATCTCGGCCAGAGGCTTACTGGTCCTGAGCAGCACCTGATGCCCGCAGCGTTCACTGAGGCCCTGGCCACGGGCTGGCACCGGGCTGTTGATGTTGGTGACGAAATTCCCTGAGCCGATGGCGTAGTCCTGATGGCGGTAAACAGTGCGCTCGGTGTAGGCGGCATCACCACGGGCGAACTCGCCAAACCCTGCAGCAGATCCGCGCAGACTGAACGGCAAGATCCCCTTGCCTGCCGCCAGGTCGGCCAGCACTGCAGGCGGTCGCCAGGCGGAAATTGCAGAGCAGACGGCATAGTGCCGCGATTCCTCAAACGAGTTGAGCGACGGAAACCGCATCGGCGGGCGGTCGCTCACTGGCATCAGTTCAGCCCACCACAGCCAATGCACCGCCTTGAGGTGGGTATTCAGCACGGTGTTGCGCTGCGGTTCGATGTTGCGGTAGGGGCCAGGCCGGTTGTACGGGGCGATGGTGTTGCCGTGAAAGAAGTTCGCCGCCATGTCTGCAGCGTGATAGGTGAGCACGGCATCGGCAGCGGCCTTGATCTCTGGGTCGGTTGTGCATGAATACAACGCCTGCAGCGGATACAGATGGACCGGCAGATAATTAGGGGAGAGGTGTTCGTTATAGCCCTTGTCAAAGTAACTGCGCAGCGTTGCCAGGATGCGTTGTTTCACCACAGCGCCAAACTCAGCACTCGTCATGCGGCGGCGGGTGATTGCGTCATACCATCCCGTCTCACTGGGCCAGAGCTGGGCGAACAGCGACGCGCCAACGTACTTGATCAGAAAGTGATTCTCGGTGCCGTGGCTGAGCAGGCCGCTGACGGTTTTCAGCTTGGCCGCCAGCGTGGCCCGTTGCTCAGGCGTGAACCGGTCCCAGTGTTTGCAGAGAATCCAGCCAGCGCCTGCAGGCATGAACGACTCGTTGAACCGATACTGCGTGCTGGTCAGCAGCGCCATGAACCGGGCAACAGGCGCCGGATCAGCAGGGTTCAGCGTCAGCCGGGCCAGGGTATCTGCCCAACCAAACTTCTGCGCAGTCGGGCCGTTCGGTGGACTGCTGCCGAGCGTGACATTGCGATAAGTTGAGATTATCCACGCGGCGCGTGTTTCGATGGCGGACATTGGATGATCGTGGTGGTTGCTTATAGTTTACCGGGCTCTCATGGCTGGATCACATCAAACAGCACGACGTAGACCGGCAGCGCTGCAACCGCCGCAATCCAAACAGGAACCTGCAACGCTGCAGCGAACATTCCCACCGTCCACGGGGCGGAAAGGACGATCAGCAGGATCAGGGCACTTCTTCCCATGCTTCGTCCTCGGGCGTGGTTGGGTCGTCGGCCTTAAACCGGCCCCGTTCGTCCTTGGCGCGGCGCACCACTACGGCATCCTGCGCGGGTTCGGGCTGCCTGCCGGGCGCTGGGGGCGATCCTCGACCACCTCGGGGATGATCGGGCGGCCTGCATGATCGGGGCGCTTGCTGAGGCGCTCGGCGGCCTGCTGGCGGATGGCGGGGAATTTTTGGGCAGCACGCAGATAGGGATTGGTCATTGGGCCATAGCCTCCAGGGTGGCGGAATCAGGGGCCTGGGTGGGGCCGCCGAGAAACACGCGGGATGGACTGTTCACCACCACCAGATACTGGTCCCACGCCTCAGGGGCTAGGCCGATGGTGTTCACATGCCAGCCGGAGAGCGCAACGGGCGGGGTGATCACTTCGCCCGTCTCGGGGTCGTAGGTGCCGCCTTCGTGGATGGTGCCAACCTCATCGAGGGCATGGGTGTGGCTGCTGGTGATCAGCTCGTCGTCGTCGGTGATCAGGCCCTCGGCGGCGGCGAGGGTGCGGAATTGGTTGCGGGTGGGGAAGCGGAAGCAGTACATGGTTAGAGGGTTATATTTTGCAGCGTGGAGTTGGGGAGGCGTTGGGGCCAGTAGGTGAGGCGGCGGATGGTGCCGTTGTAAAAACCAGCCGGGCCTGCTTGCGCACCGATTCTCATTGTTGTCAGGCTTGCCGAAGGAGCAGTTGCCGCCCCTGACGCAACCGCACCGCCATTAAGGCACGCGGTTTCATTGTCTGCACTGCTAAAGGTGGCCGCTGCTTTTATTGGCGCAAGATATGCAAAACTGTTAGCCGTAGTAACTCCTCCTCCAAAACCTCCATTACTAACAGAGCTGATTACGACGTTTCTTACAGAACTAGCTGTTAATACATAGGCATCGCTGATGGACCCACTATCAAATCCAGCAAACCTTCCGTCAGCCGTGCCATATCTAAAGCCGCTTGCCAAAATTGTTCCCTCTGTCTGATTGTAAAACCCACTAAACGCACTGCCCGTGATACTCGCCACATCTGCGCTGCGGGTGGCCTGAGATGCGCCAGTTGGAATCCAGCTCGTTGCAAATGATCCAGGCTCAAGATTGGCAAACTCCACCGTGCCGCTCACCGTGACTCCAAGCGTGCCAGCCGTAGGGGTAAATGTCAGAACCCGACGATTAGGGAAGACGCCCGTGCCAATTACCGTGGCAGAGTGCGCACCTGTCAGCACAATGTCGCCGCTGCCGTAGAAGCTGAGCGTGTAAGCAGTTGCCGCTACTGTTATGTTCTGACTTGCAGGCGCTGCGCTATTCAGCAGCAGATTAGGCCTTGGTTCTTCAAGGAATAGGCCAAGTGATTCAAGCGTGAATGGATCATGGGTAAAGCCGGCCGTGGCAGTGCCGATTATGTCCATTCCGCCAGTGGAAGTTATGATGCTTCGATCAGATTGCCTGGTGAACGTGATCAGTTGCTGCCCACTGACCGCATCGATCAGCGATTTCGACTCAGCGAAGCGCAGGTCCAGTGACGCCGGCACACCCGCCAGGTCCCACAGCGGATTGCCCAGCCCGCGACCCTGCGCAATCGCCGCTCGCCGTGTCGCGTGGAGCCTCATCAGAGCAGCTCCGTCAGCTCCAGCGTGCCGTTCGTCGTCCCGCCCCGGATCACGGCAATGTTCGGCGTGGCAGGCACCGCCACATCCAGCCGCTCGCCGATGCCGATCAGGTGCGACGTGGCGCTGGCCGTCTGGCTGCTGCTGCCGATCGCATACCGAATGTCGGCCCCCACGGCTCGCATCGAGATCCGCCGGCAGGTGCTGGTGAGAGCTGTGTTCGCGCTGGAGGCCCCAGCCGCCAGCTGACGGGCAACGCCGGGGATGCCGAGGGGTTCGGTGGGCACAGCTGCGGCCCTCAGCTCAGCGTTGGTGAGCGGGCCTGTGACCGGGATCGGAGACCCTGAGTCATTCTTGATCTCAACCTCATTTGAGACCGTGACCGGCCCCGACAGGTTTACATCCGTTGCACCTAACCCGTCGTCATACTCAATGAACAGCACATCACTGTTGGCGTGCCCATCAGTGTTCACGCCTAACGTCAGCACCGGTGACGCATACGTTGCGCTGCTGAGGTAACCCAACCCACTTTCAGCAGTTGGGTCGAAGTAAACCGTTGCCCGCGTCAGGTTCACCACCCGCAGGATGTGACCAATGCTGGCCGGAACGGTAGTTGCAAACGTGATCGTCCGGTTTGCTGCCGAGAACGTCGCGTGAGCGGGTGTCAGAACTCTGCGCATGACCGGTGCTCGCTATAAGATCAGTTTTCCGCCTTCACACCACGACGGCGCGGTGCAGGCTCAGCCTTCGGCTCCGGCTCGGGTTCAGGCTGCGGTTCAGCCACCACGGTACCCATCGCCTTGGCCATCTCTTCCTCGCTCACCCCATAGGGCACGGCGAAACTTGCCATCAGATCACCTCAGATAAAAAATCAAAGGGGCCCCGTAGGGCCCCGGTTGAATCAGGCGCCGGGGGCAACCTGCAGGCTGATCGTGTTCACACCAGCCGGGGCGTTGGCATCGGTGCCAGCGTTGGCACGGATCGCCACCACACGCACATCACCGGAGGTGATGGATGCACCGGCAGCAGCCAGGGCGCGAGCCTGCACGCCAGAGATGGGGATCTCCTGAACGCCAGGGGCGCAGGTGACCACCGCCACGGTGGCGTAGTGGCTGTTGTTCACGGTGCCACCCTCGGGCACGTGGGCCACCTGGATGGTGTACTGACCAGCAGCGCTGGCGTTACCGTGAGCAACGATCTTGAACACGTCCTGGGCTTCCAGGCGGGTGTTCAGGATCTGAGCAGCACCCGTACGGGTAGCAGCGGCGCGGCCTCGGGCGCCAGCAGCGACAGCACCCACCAGGACGGTGGCTGCGTCGATCATGTAGCCCCTACGCGGGGCGAGACCAGTAGAGCGGGACATTAGGCGTTACCTCAGGGAATCAGGGAGAATCAGGCGACCACAGCCGCATCGGTGACGCCGGTGAGGCGAGCAGCGGAACGGCCGTTGTAAACAGCCATCGCGCAGTACCACTCGATCCGGGTGCGATCGACCGGCGCATCGGGAACTTCACCCAGGGCACGGACGGAAGGTCCGAACTGACCGCGAGCGCGACCCTGCAGGGCGGTGGTGAGCAGGTCGCCAAACGCCACGCAGTAGATACTGGTGGAGCTGGAGGCCTCGGTGAACGGCTGCACAGGCTGATTCTGTGCATTCACATCGGTAACGATGATCGGCACGTCGCCGTACTGGGTAACGCGACGGCCGAACTCGTTTTGGCTGTAGTTGATGAAACCACCGATACTGGAATTACGCGAGGCGGTGTTCAGGCGCCGGCGCATTTTCTTGTTCATGATCAGCACCTTGTTGCCGCCCATGGCGTCGCAGGCGTCGATCAGTTCATCCAGTGCGGACAGGGACAGCGCGCCGCCCATGCTGATTGCCTGGGAGCTGCCGGTATTGATCCGGCGGCGGAGGCCATCGAATGCGCGAGGGTTGGCGGTTTCATCACCATTGATGAACTGGTCCTCGAAGGTCATACGCATAGAGCGCACCTTCATCTGGACTTGATCAGCGATGGCCTGCGAGCCACGCATATCGATGATGGCGGTGTCCACATCGATCTCAGCCCCCATGATCTTGAGCTTTTCAGCTTGGGGATTGAGCACGCCATAGGTGGCGTCGAGGGATTCATTGATGCCACGGAAACCAACTGCAGGCAGTTCGGCTTCAACGTCGTAAAACACGCCTTCCCCTTCCACGTTTTGGAAGGGGATGACAGACATCAGCTCGCCTTCAGCGAGTTCACGGATAACAGCGAGGCGAGCCGGGTCGCGTTCCGACTTGGCCGCCTCCAGAAGGGTCAGGCCCATTTGGAATCAGGGGAGAAAGGGATCTGCTGGTGGCGTCACGCCGGGTTGGGTTGCATCACGCAGCCCGTGTCATCACCAGCAGACCCTTTGCGCTTAAGCCGTTACCGGCGCTTACCAAATGCCTCGCTAAACAGCTGCCCTGTTGGCACCTTGGAGAGATCGGCGGTGGTGTTAATGCGGCCATCACGACCGGCGCGGCCACCAGAACCAGAGCCGTATTCCGGCTGGAAGTGCATGCCGTGGACGGGATCCTTGCGGAGCTTGTTGTAGTGCTCGCGTAGGGTGATCCGCTTGCCGGTTTCAGCGTCGAGTGCAGGGCTGCCGTCTGCGTCAACGATGTAGAGCCCGTTCTTGTCCTCGGCGTACTGGCCGCCGAACAGCTGCCAGATGTAGTCAAACGGCGTGCGGCCGTCGATTTCCGATGCGTCGGTGAGGCCTTTGGCGGCGAGGAACTCGCGTTCAGCTTTGACCCGCAGGGCTTCACGTTCGGCAGCGGATGCTTTGATCTGCAGCTCGGAGGTGAGCCGTGAGAGCTGTTCCTGGTACTTCCGCTCTGCGTCAGCAAGGCGGGTGTTGATCTGCTGCTCCAGTAGCTGGCGTTGCCGTTCGGCCGCTTCGGCTTTGGCCTGTGCTTCGGCCAGCAGCTGCGGGTTGACTTGGCCAACCTCTTTCAGCTGGTTTTCAAGCTGTGCGGCACGTGCAGCGTTCTGCCGGTTGAGTTTGCGTTCTGCCTCCAGGGCACGCTTGAGGCGATCAGCGTCGGTTTCGCCCTGGCCGCTGGTGTCGCTGTTGTCGGTGGTATCAGTGCCGCCGCCTTGCTGGTCTGTAGCGGGGTCAGGATCAATGGACGGCCAGAGGGTGAGTTCGGGCCGGGTGGGGGTGAATCGGAAACGCATGTGCCATCACGGCTAGGTGCGTTTGAGTTTTCCGGCCAGCTTGAGGCGTTGCGTGGCGATGCGGATTTGGACGGCTTCCACCAGATGCTGAACTGGGGTTTCGTTCGTGATTGGCTGGGGTTCGTGTTGTGGTTGGGTCATGCCAGGCGGGTGATGCTGGTTGGCGGGGTGAAGATTTCGCCGGTGTAGAGAGAGCGGCCTGGGGTGAAGCGGATGCCGGAGACTGGCATCACGTAAGGAGTCATTGTGTTGTACTTGCTATTAAAATCTGGCTCGCCCCCGGATTGAAAGATTTGCGAGCTAACGGAAACTGCAATTTGATACGAGGATGCCGGGTCAAGTTCCTCGGCGACTGGGATGCTACCCACATTTTGGCCATTGAAATAGAAATTGAATGCTTCGCTTGTTTTGACTGCCGCGAAATGGCTTTTTTGGTTTTTCTGCAGCAATGCTGCATCAATGCCTAACGGGGAAGGACTATCCTCGGATGCTGAGCTGATTATTCCGGCATTGCAGCTAATATACTCCGAGAAGGTTCCATCCAAATAATTATTGCCAATGCCAACGCCTGCATTGAATGCCGCGCCTTGCAGGATTTCTCCGTTTGCGATCAAGGCCAGTCCAACATTCGCTGTACCACTTGCGGCCCATGAGTAGTAATTTGGCCCATCCACCGTCTGGGATGGGGTGTATGTCAACCCTGGACCTGGGAATCCACCTTCCGTGGTAGAGCTAAATCCAAAGCTGTATAAAGAAATCACCCCGTTATTATTTGGGCCATAAAAGTACCACCTAATCTCTCCATCCCAGCCTGAACAGTCAGGGAATCCGCCAACTGATCCGCCGCAGGGAATTGTGACGGTTGTGCCTGGCTCAAATACCTGCCCACCTAGTGGGGGCGAAAAAGGAACATAAACCAGTCCATCAAGCGATGCGGCCGGCGGAGATGGCACTGTTGTGCTCCAGAATCCACGCAGCGTAGAAGGTTCTAACACTGACGGCCTAGGCGCATCTGCGTCTACACCTAGCTTAATTAAGCATTCAAAAGTGTAAGAGCGCAATTTAGCGGCTGGATACGATGTGGCTAAGGCTGGAAATGGAAACGTAAAAGTAGCAATGCCGTTTGATACTTGAATCTGCGACTCGTCGATGTTATAGCTGCTCACGTTTGTACTGCTTGAAAGATCTGCATATCCTTCCGCAGTGCTGGTGTACTCCTGTCCTTCCCCAAGAGATATGACCGGTGCCAAGCCACCATTAAGAAGCCGGCCCAGTGATTCTGAACCGGTTTTTGCGGAAAGCAGCTTGTTGGGGAACGAGGTTATGCACCGAAGACTCAAGCCGTCAGGCGGTCCACTAGGCACCAGCAGCCAACCAGTGCCAGATGGCTGTAAAGTTGCCGCCGGCTCAGGTTTCTTCCATGTGCGATTGTCTGCGCCTTGATTCCTGACCTGCGGTTTCGGCTGGAGCAGTGGCCGCTGAATTTGTTGTTGGTTGTCTTTTAGCTTTTGCCTGTTGCGTAGAATCCTGGCCATTACAGCTTCAAGGATTGCATCAGGCACTTCCTCAAGGCTGACGTTGAGCGTCATGGCTTGATGCCGAGCGTGATATTGAACGCACGGGATTGACCAGCAGCGAGCACCTGCGGCACGTCATACAACCGCACAGCATAGGGTCTGGTCCTGGTGGTGCCGATCTTGATGATCATCGCATCGAAGGTGAACCCAGCGCCGGTTGCAGGGCCAAACTGGCCGGTGATCACGGGCGATTCCACCCGGCCATTGGTGGCGTTGTAGACGCCGTTGCCGACGGTGCCGGTCACATCGGCATAACCGTTCGCTGATGCCAGCTTGGCTGCTTCCCATGCGCTGAGGGTACTGGCAACGGTCAGGCTGCCCCTGGTGGCGAGGAACACCCTGTAGGTCTGACCGTTGAGGATCAGGCCTGACTGGAACTCAAGCTCGCCTTGGGTGATAACGAAGCTCATGGTCAGGCCACCGTGAAGGTCACGATGCCGTTAGCGTTCCAGATGATCTTGAAATCAGTCCCAGTGCCAGCAGTCTCGGCGCCGTCGAAGTCGATGAATGCAACCGGCGGATCATCGGCGTCAGTGTCGTTGTAGAGAATCGCGAAACTGGCCGTGATCGCGCCACCACTGGCCGCCCACGTCGCATCATCTGCGTCGAACTTTGCCTCGTTCGTGTTGACGGTTGTCACCGCCACATTGGCAAGCGTGGCGCCGCCGGTGGTATAGCCGTTGCCGTTAGCAACCTCGGTGCCACCAGTGGCCGCCAGTGTGGTGTGCGTGGCGTTGAAGGTGGCTGCCGTGAGCAGCTTTACCTTGTAGGTGTCGCCAACAGCATTGGCACCGCTGCCAAAGCGTGCGCGGGTGTGGTTGTAGAGGCTGATGGTGGGGGCCACGGTGCTCGGCGGGCTGTGGCCTTAGTTTTCCGGTTAGGCCGAGGGGAATGGTGCGGTGGGCGGGGTGAAGTTGGCACCACGGGCTAGATCCTCATGGAACGAGTTGTAAATCAGGCTGGCCATGGTGGTCTGGGGGTTGGGGTCAGGCTATGGAGAGGTCAGATTGCCTCGCGACGGAAGGCGCGGACAGCCAAGAAAGTCGTTTTACTAGTTGAAGACATAAGACCACTATCAAAGTTATGCCTCCATGAGTTAGCACCTGCAATTTCGGCTGATGACCAATGATTTGTCGCCTGGAACCTTTGAGCCTGACCACTCTGGAACGCCGTCACAGCAGTCTGGCCTGGCGCGGACGTGGTGCGATTGGCGGTGCGCTTGGGGACAGAGTAATCATTGATCCCCCACGATGTACTGTTGCTGGCAGTCGTTGGCTTTAGGTTTTCGTAGGCAATGTCGAGCTCATAACGTGCCGGCAGATACCAATCAGAAAAGCCGCCGATCGTGAGCTCAGTGCAAAACTGAGCGGCGGGGTGGCTGTTAATCCCTGCGGTAACCATGGCTGCCGTATTTGCGGCGCCATCAAACTGGCTTGTGGTTCCAGTTGTGCTTGAGGCTGCGGTTTTGCATCTCAAATTAGTGCTAATTGTGTAACCAGTCCCCGACGCGCCAGTCGCCGCAGGCGCCACAATCAACCTATGCGTAGCCACACCATCAGCCGTGTGCGAGATGTAGCCAGCAAAGTATCCGCCGCCGTAGGCATCGCCGATGTTTGGCTCGGCGACACCTGCGCCAGCGCTCACAGTCGGTGCCAGAGCGGCCACAGCGACACCTGCTGCAGGCAGCGTCACGCTGACTTCAAATGTCACCACAGGCGCCAGTGCGGTCACAGCGATACCAGCCGCCGGCACCAGCACGCTGATTCCGGCTGCCACCACTGGCGCCAGGCCCACCACCGTCACCCCAGCCGCCGGCACCCCCACACTCGCACCAGTGCTTACGCCAGGCACCAACGCCGCGACCGTCACCTCCGCAGCAGGCACCACACCACCAGCGAACACCTCCACCACACCACCAGTCGCCAAGCTGAACGTCTCAGCCGGCAGCGTCAACGCATAGCTGTAATCAACCACCTGCACTGTTGGCCCACTGCTTGCCTCAAGCCGTTCAATCACCAGTGCTGGACCGATCAGCTTCAGTCCAGCAGCCTGCGCAAGGCTGTAGGTATCCAGGCCATCATCAGGCAGCAACGCCACTGCTGCAGCAACACTTGCCGGGTTGCGAGGGTTGAAACCGACCGGGATGGCAATGCTGTTCGCCTTAATGGTCATGGATCCTCCTCAACGTTTGAGCCAGGCGCGGGCGATGGCTGCAGCTGATTAACTGGCACTGGAATCCGCACCCAGCTACTGGTTGGTGGTGATGCTCCGTAGTATCCCGTTGCACCGAGATACAGCAGATCAGCACTCACGACCAAGCCGTTGCTGTCCCAGGCATAACTCACCGAATCAGTAAGGAAGGCAGCCTCAACACCTTGCACACGCACATACACCGGTGACAGATCGCGGGTGGGCAGTTCGTTGAAACCAGTGATGACATTAAAGCCATAGGCATGGCCTGCTTCCAGCAATGCTTGCGCAAGGCCGAACTCTTCCGCCCTCCGTTGCGCCCTGCTTTGGTTTAAGTTCCGGATGTATTCGGTCATGCCACCTCATCCCAGGAAAAGAAATCATCTGGAGCAAACGGCATCACGTAATCTCTGACTGCCGTTGTAATGCTGTTGGTTAAGTCACTGATGAATGATAGCCGACCGTTGATGTACCGGATGCCGGTATCATTTTCGGTTAGCTCATTGCGGTTGATCGCCTGGTCGCTTGGCTTGGTGGGCGCTGATGGCCGGCCTGCGTTAGTTTGCACCTCGGTGCCTTGAAACACCAAAGCCTTCATTGATTCCACTGCGTCACTGATTTGTTGGCCCCATTCTGATGGATCAATGCTGCTGGACTGCAGTTGACGCATCTGCTCTGCAAAGGATTGCTGCCCGTCTTGCGTTAAACCATAGGCGATCCATGTTTTAGCAGTGGTGCGAGTTGTGGCGGCACCAGCATCATCAAATACGGTGGTATGGTCAAGCTCGCGTACGGTTGAAAGGAATAGCTGAACGCCAGGCGTATAATCTTCGTAGCTTGGCACTGCAAGGCTGCCGGCCAGTTCAGATGTAGTGATACTGGTTTCGATCCGCTCCTTGATCAGTACAGGCCCGTCAACAGATGATTCTGATTCATATTCGGTCTCGATCAATGTAATGGCATCACCAGAGGGCAAGCCTTCACCACGGGATAGCCGATTGGCCACAAGTGAACCATTCACTGATGCTTGCGTGGTGCGCCGTTCTTCAACTTTCAAAACAGCGACATCAGCAGCATTCTGCATCCCCAGGATGTCAGTGTATTCCATCCGGGTGTAAGCAATATCTGTTTCACTGGTGTCTACACTGGTCAGCGATACTGAGCTAGCTGCACCATCTTCAGTGACATACTGAATCGTGATCGTGCGCGGCGGTGATACGGTGTTGTCGTATGTCCAGTTTGTCATGGCGCGGTAGCAGCTGAGTTACTGAAAGTAAACGGCCGATCAACCCATCCCTGCCAATTGAGCCGCTTACGTTCTTGATACTGGGCATTAGCTTCGGCGCCGTTATATTGCACTGTGTATTCATCAGGTGGCTGGACGGCACCATCAATCGCCTCGATGCTGAATAGGTTATCGGTTGTGAGCACTGGGCCAAGCCGTCCAAGCTGAAAGTTCAAACCGCGAATCTGTAGCTTGCCGTCAGGCATGATTCTGCCAAACTTCGTTTCAGAGCGGATTAGGTCACCGATGATTTGAACGTAGCCGCTGTCTAGGTTGATTGTAGAGCGAAGGAATACGAAATCAAGGTTGGCACTATCATCTGACAGTTCAAGGTCGATCTTTTCTAGGCAGTATTCCAGCAGGCTTTGCGCTCTGATCGTATTCGCTGCAACGGCAACGCGCTGCGTCTGGTATTGATTTTCTGGGCGATCCGGTCCTATCCAGCTGCCATACGGGATATAAACCGGCACGGTTACCCAGTTCGGTGGCTCATGCTCCCATGCTTTGTATAGCTCTTTACGCTTTAGCCCTTCCATCAGCGTGAGTTTGCAGCCGATCTCAATTTCAGTCGTCCGCTCAATCACGTTCGGCAACGCCCGCAGCACATACATCGGCTTAGGAAATGCCGTAATCAGCCCCAGCTGTTCGCGCACAATCGCCAGGTTGGCCGGCGTGCCCCTTGCTGGGTTGAGGATTCCATCCATCAGCAGACGGCCGCTGGTTTTGATCAGTCCGCTGCCATCACCAATATGGTTGGAGCCAACATCACCGGAGATGCACACGCCCAGGTCGGTGGCAACAGTGGCGCGGAAGTCAACCGTCATCGCACCTGCCTCAGCTCAATGCTCACCAGATACCGCGTCACCCTGGCACCTGCCACGATCACCGGCACCTGATCAATCACCGGCGGTGATACGGGGAACCAGGAGCCGACCGCTGGCACGGTGGCGATGGTGGTTTCATACCATGTGCGGATCGTTGCATCCGCTCCAGCGGTCTGCGTCCAGCCTTCGATGCGCCGTACCTTGGTGGCCAGCAGCGGGCCACGGATCACATGGGTGCCGGTGCCAGCCAGCTCCAGCGTTGGGCCGTCGTCATGGCCTTCTGGCTGTGCGGTGAGGTTGAGTGTGATCGTGCCGAGGGTGTAGGTGCCGGCTGCCTGCTCAACATCGTCTACGAGGGTGCCAACTTCCAGCTCGCGCAGCATCACGGCGAGCTGTTGGGTGGCATCCACCAGCTCGAACGACACGCCGACCATCGCGCCGATCGCGGTCGGCACGGGAGGCTCACTGAACCAGGCGCCAACGTTGGTCCAGGCCATGCCGTACAGCGTGCCGCTGCAGGCCACGGTGCTGCCCACGGCCAGGCTGATCATGGTGTCGGGTTCTGCGATCCGCAGCGCCCGCCAGGTGGTGTAGATCCCGTCAAGCGTCAGCCAATCTGCCGGGGTGAGGATGCACTGAACGGGCCAGCGACGCACGGTGCGGCCAGACTGCGCATCACCAGAGTGGGTGAAGGGGATCTGCTGCAGTGCGGAAATGGTGAGGCTGCCAACGGTGATCGCCATCAGCTCACCTCATCATCTGGCGGATCACCTGGCTGCCGGTTGGTCCGGTCTTCATGGCAACGTTGACGTTCCAATTTTTCCGCGCCAACTCGCCAACCTCCTGCCGCAGTTTTCCGACTTCGACGGCGAGGGCGGCATTGCTGCTGCCACTGGTCATGATTGGCGTGGTGCCGGGGCGTGATGGCAGGGCACCTTGATCTTGCAGCCTTGAGGTGATGCCTGCGGGGATCACGGTGCCGTTGGTTGGTGCACGCCAGATGGAGTTGGGTGCGGCATTGATGAGGGAGAGGCGCCCACCAGAGAGGAGTGCTTCCTGGCCCAGTTCGTTCACGCGATACTGCTCACCAGCTTCCACCGGGCCACCCGTCCAGCGGGAGCCGGGGAGGCGTGAGGCGCGTTCGAGCCATTCGTAGAACACCTTGGCAGCGCCGGCAGCCTGCGCGGTGCGTGTGGCGACGGTGGCCATCTGCGTGTCCAGTGACAGGCCCGCGATGCGTTCGGCGAAGGTCTTGGCAGATGACAGCCAGGCGGCGAAGTCCCGAGCGCCTTGCGCTGCAGCTGGCGCACGATCGCCCGTGGTAGTGAACGCATCGGCGATGCCATCAGCTGGGGATTGCGCGTCACTCACCGCACCTTCGAGCTGGCCGGCCTGTGTCGCTGCAGCGCCCAGGTTCTGGGCATAGCCTGCGGCGATGTTGTTCAGCCCACCGGCGATGCTGGCGACGTTGCCCAGGTTGACGGCCGACTGTGCAGCGGCAAGCTGGTAGCCGTTCTGTGCCGCACGGGCCCGCTCTGCGTTGATCGCGGCACTCTGCTGCGCGGCAAGGATCTGCGCTTCGAGGGGCTGGGTTTGAGCGAGCAGGCCCAGCTGCTCACCACGCACGCTGAGCATCAGTTGCTGGAGGCCCACCTGGGAGCGTGCGAGTGCGATGGCACCCTGATCACCAGCGGCGATGGCTTCCTGCAGCTTCTTCTGCGCCTCAAGTAGAGCGAGTTGCTGTTTCCTGAACTCAACATTCGCCTCAAGCACCTGTTTGCGCTGGGCGATCTCCAGCATCTTTGCTTCCAGCTGCTGTTGCTGCAGGAGTGCTTTGTAGCGAGCTTCGGCAGCGGCGCGGTCTACTTTCTGGATCCGTTCTTTAATTGAACCGATTTCAGATTCGGATGCGCCGCGTTCTTCAGCCTTTTGCAGTTCATACTCTAGGTTGCTGCGTACTAGATCAAACCGGCTCTGTTCTTCTGCAGCAAGTGCACGTGAGAGGCTAACCAGCTTCTCTGCAACCGATAGCTGTTCCGTTGCCAGGCGCAGGCTCGATTGCTTGATGACTTCACCGATCTCTTGTTCTACTTTCTTGCGGGCTTCGGCGGCTTGCTTGACCTTGCTTGTTTCAGCAGCGAGGGCTGCAGTTTTGGTAACAGATCCATCGGCTTCAATGTTGAACCCAGCTTGAGCAGCTTGCGCTTGCAGTCCGTTGCGTGCGGTTTCAGCTGTTGCTGCAGCAATCTGCCGCTCTAGGGGTTGGGTCTGGGCGAGGACGCCTAAACGTTCCTCATTGACACCAAGCGCAGCACGCTGCAGTTCAACGATTGCTTCAGCTTTAGCTCGCTCTTCGGTGCTGGCATCTGCTGATAGTTTCTTCAGTTCAACTTCTGCCTGGAGTAATGCCTTGCGTGCTTCAAACACACTTAGGTCTGCTTCGGTGCGTGCCTTCTGCTGGCTCAGCTCCAGCAGTTTGGCTTCCAGTTGCTGCTGTTGGATCAGCGCCTGATACCGCGCCTCTAGGGATTGCCGGTCTTGTTCTTGAATGCGGGACTTGATCTCCCCGATCTGGCTTTCGGATGCACCACGCTCTTGGGCCTTAGATAGCTCGAACTCCAGGCCAGCCTTCACTACCGCGAACCGTGACTGTTCCTGATCAGCAAGTGCTTTGCTAAGGCCTACCAGTTGCTGGCCTACCGCCAGCTGCGCATCTAGGTTGCGAACTGGTGCTTCTGCGATGATCTTGTTGAGCTGCGCTTCGGCTTCGGCGCGGGCTTTTACAGCAGCCTCCTGTTCTTTCGTCGCTTGCGTTGCTTTCTGCGTTTCGGGGATCAGGCTTTGCAGCTGCTGAATCCGCACGTCTGTGAGGGGTATTCCGTTTCTGGCAGCTTCCGCCAGTCGCTCCAGTTCTTCCGCGTATTCATCGTTACCGCTGTTTCTTGCAGCAGCTGCCAGCAGGTCGTATTGCTCAGCGAGTGCAATGCCTTGGGCTTTTGCCTTTTCCAGCGCAGTAACCAACTTTTCAATCTGCTCAGTCTGCGCAGTATTGGGCTTGCCGCCTGCCTTTTTGAGTTCAGCGAACAATGCACCAGCTGCATTTTCAGCCAATCCGGCTTGGCTTTGCAGGTTAGTTAGCGCTATCGCCGCTTGCTCTAGCCCTTGCGTAGCGTTGGCATTGGCAACCGCACCCTTATAGGCATTGATGAGTGCAATAATCCCTTCAGTGGCACCTTTGAGGCCAGGGATCACCACCTTAAGCGTTTGCCAGATTCCTTTGATTGCATCTGCCACCAGTGGGCCGATACCTGGGATTGCCCGCAATGGAGCCAGCAGCGCTTCACCAGCTGTCGCAGCATCCTCTAGGCCGCGAGCAAATGGCCCGCCAAGAGTGGTCAGCTTGCTGGTTTCAACGCCGGCTGCAGTGAGCGCAGCGGTGAGCTCATCTTGGCCGTCTGCTGCAGCCTTTGCAATCGACTGTGAGTCTGCAGTGGACTTGTTGAACGCCACCACTGCAGCAGTAACAGCGCCGATCGCCAACGCTAGCGGCCCAAACTTTGCGCCTAACGCAACGATCTGCTGCTGCAGTGCGCCAGTCTGAATTGAGGTGCTGAATGCAACCCATGCACCTTTGGCAGTTGCCAGGTCGGCTATGAATTGAGTTCTGAGCAGCAGGCCCAGCTGTTGGATTCCTGCAATTGCTGCTTTGATCTGCCCGCCGATCAGCTCGCTGTTGAATGCGATCAACGCGAGCCGCGCAGCAATGTAGGCCGCCGGCAGGCCCAGCAGTACGCCAGCAAGAGCTTTCAGCGCCAAGGGGGCATCGGCAGCCGCACGCGCAACACTGGTCAAGCCTTGTGTTAGACCGGTAAGTAGCTCAATAGCTGGCAGTGATGCCTGAACGAATGCACTGCCTACGGTGACGCTAAGTTCATTCCATGCGACGCCTTGAGCCTTCAGTTTTTCTTGAGTTGTGTTCAGGGTTTGGTCGAGCTTGCCCAGCTCGGTATCATTCAGACCCTTGATTGCATTGATCACCACTTCGGAAGTGATCTTTCCTTCGCTGCCTAGTTTTTTAACCTGGCCAACAGTGACGCCCAGCTCTTTCGCAATCGCCTGAGAGACAGGCGGCAACTGCTCCATGATGGATCGCAGCTCATCGCCTTGCAGTGCACCAGCGGCGAGGCCTTGGCTGAGCTGCAGCACTGCAGCGTTCACGTTGCCAGCACTGAGGCCGAAGTTCTTGGCCGTGGCGTTCACCGCTGTGAACACGGTGGCCACGTCATCCAGGCCGATGCCTACCGGTCGCAGGGCGCCATAGAGCTGGAGGAATCCATCAGCTGCTTCAGTGTTGCTGAGGTTCAGCTGTTGAGCGCTTTTGGCAACCAGCTGCTGCACCTTGTCAGCTTCGCCAAACTGATCGCCAAGCGCCTTGATCCGCACCTCCGCAGACTCTGCAGCGGTGGCAGCATCAAACGCCCCCTGAGTGAACGCGACAAGGCCTGTACCGATGCCGATTGCAGCAATCGCCGGGCCTAGCTGTTGAATCACGCCACGCAGGCCACCAGCGGACTGCGTGGCCTCTCTCAGCTCGGTTTCGGTCTTGTTAATTTCCCCCTGCAGCTCCCTAAACCGCTGGCTGCCGATCTGCGTTTTCTCTAGCTCGCCTTGCAGTTCGCCAAGCCGTGAGCGTAGGGCGATGATGCTGCTGGGATCAGCATTGATCAGGAGCTTCTTACGCTCCAGCGCCTGCAGTTCACCTTCGACGCGATCAATCTGCTGGCTGACTTCAATGAACTCCTGAGAGTCCACGTCAATTGTGACGCGCCGCTGCTCCAGTGCCGTGAGTTCGGCCTTGAGCTTGGTGGTGAGCGCAGTGATACTGTTGCCGTCTACATTGATCAGAATCTTGTTCTGCTCAACTTCGGCAAGGTCACGCTGTACGTTGTTGATCTGAACCTGCAGGTCAGCAAACTCCTGAGAGTCAACCGATACCTTGGTCTGCCTGGTTTGCAGATCGGTCAGCTTGGCCTGTAGTGCCTCGATTGAGCTGGCGTCAATCGTGACTGCAGTGCGCTTGCGTTCCAGCGCTTGCAGCTCACCCTCAACACGATCAATCTCCTTGCCAAGGGCAACGAACTCCTGGGAATCAACATCAATCTTGAGCTGCCGTTCTTGGAGCCCATTGAGCTCATTGCGCAGCTTGGCTGTAACTGCTAAGAACGAGTTAGCGTCAGCATCAATCAGCACCTTCCGTTGGCTGATCTCTTGCAGCTCCTTTTCTGTTGCATTGATCTGCCGCTGCAGTTCAATGAACTCCTGAGAGTCAACGTCTACCTTGACCTGCCTGCTCTGCAGATCCGCCAGCTTGGTTTGCAGTGCGGTAACAGAGCGATCGTCTACCTGGATCAGTACCTGCTGGCGCTGTACAGCGCTGATCAGCGCTTGGACTTCCTTAATCTGTGCGCCAGCCTTCTCAAACGCGGACGAATCAACGGCTACCTTCAACTGCCGTTGCTGCAGTCGGTTCAGCTCCTGGTTCAGTGCAGCAAGGCTCTTGCTGCTGAACCCTTGGATGCCATCGCCGATCCCCTTGCCAACATTGTCGCCAGCGGTCTTGGCACGGGTCTCTAACTGCTGAAACCCACGCAGCAGCTCCGAAAAATCACCACCAACCTTGAACTGAAAATCACTCACGGGGTCACCACGACGGTTGGATTGGTCCAGCGGATGACGATCTGATCAATCACGCCGATGCCTTGCCCCGGTGCATCGCCTTCGATGCTGGTGCTGGTTGCACCGGGCAGCAACGCCACCACACGACCGGCAACGGTCTGCAGCTGACCGGCCGACTGCCAGCCGGAGACATAGATCCGCCAGGTGGGATTCGTCAGCGTCTCGGTGCTCAGCATTACCTGCTCAGCGAACCGTGGCACGGCAGTAATGACGATCTCGATGCCGTTTACCACCGTGCCAGGCGGCAGCTGTTCATTCGCCGCCAGCACCGCCATCGCGGGCATTGTGGACCCACTGGGCAGGGTGTACGTGCCAAGCGCCGCTGCGATGGCCGTATCAGCCAGCAGCCGGTCATAGATCGCCTGTGCAGTGGTCGGCAGGGCCATGGCTCAGTTTTCCGGCAAACTCACCAAACGCCAGCCAGGCCATGGAACTGCCACTGCAGGAACAGCTGAGGAATGAGCAGTGGCGGCGAATGATTCAGGGTGCGGGCAGCCGCGACCTAGAAAACCTGAAAACCGTTGCGCTGGCCATCCTCGACTATGCCGAAACCAACCGACAGTTCGCGTTGCAGCAGGCCGCTGCAGGGTTGCCCAGACAGCAAAACACCCCAGCCGCCTGAGCAGCCGGGGTGCAGCAGAGTGGAGATCAGAACTCCAGCTCATAGGGCCCGTAGGCCCGCAGGGTGGTGCTGTACTTCACGATCTCACCGGCGGCATTGGACTCCTCGAAACCGGTGAAGCGGCCGTAGCCGTAGCTGGTTTCGTTGAACCCGGTCGGGCCCACCCTCGCGTATTTCACCATCAGGCCCTCGCGCACTGACTCCTTAGCGGAAATGCGCAGCAGCTTGTAGGCCGCATCAGAGTGGTTGGTGACACCCTCCAGGCTCCAGGACATGGACTTGCTGGTAGCGATCGACGTGTCGAACGACTTGGATTCGTCGTCGTAGGTGATCACCGTCTCCTCACTCTCAGACTCGCTGGGAGCGCAGTTGGTGAGGCCCAGCAGGCGAATCGGTGCATCGGTGCCGTTGAGCAGCATCGAGCTGCCAACCACTGCCCCGCTGGTAACGGTGGCCTCGGTCTGGTTGGCTGCGGTCAGTGCGTAGGTCAGCGTGAACGGCGCAGTGGTCGTCACGGCGGTGACCGTGAAGGTGCCGTTTGCAGCAGTAAACGGTGCGGGCAAGTTGGCCACGCCGATCACGCTGCCGTTGGCGATGCCATGGGCGCTGCCGAACGTCAGTGTCACCACGTTGGATGCGATGGCAGCCTTGGTGACAACCTTGCCCTCGCCAGCCAGCAGCTTGAAGGTGGGGCCGGTGCCATGCGGGAACACCAGCGAGGTGTTAGCCATCACCGTGGTGTTGTCGATGAACTTACCAGCACCGAGGCCTGCATTAGGCAGCAGGGTGGACAGGTTCACCGATCCTTTCTTCAGGACCTGGAAAAAGAAGTTGTAGCCGTAGGCTTGGGAGTAGACCGAAGACATGGGGATGCGTGATCGCTTCCCTTTCAGCGGTCCACTACCCGGTATGCCGTGCTAACGGCTTAAGGATGGCGCGGAAACCTAGCGGCAACCCGCCCTGTGCCTGCTGCTGTGAGCTGTTACCCTCGTGGTGTGTGCCACTGCCCAAACAACACCCGCAAGCCGTTTCAGGCACGGGTGTGGTGGGCTGGTCGGTACTGGAGCCTTGGGTACTTCGCCAGCATCACGGAAGCTGAGATCAAGGTGAATCGGGTGTATCGGGAGATGGCCGAGTGGAAAGAGATGCAGCTTCCTCCGCCCACACTGCTCCCACTGCTCCAGAAACGGGAGCAGGCACTGCAAGACAGCACACCGGCTGATCATCACCAGGCCAGTGAAACTGCCGGGTCTGGCCTGTAGCGGTGCCTTCCGCGATCAGGAATCCTCGCCAGCCATCGGCGGTGGGTTCAGGCGCCAGCAGGATGGCATCAGTGGCGATGAGCGCGAGCCGCTGGGGTGTTGGCTGGCCTTGGCCGGCAGTGTGCAGCACGTCGTAGAACGCGAGGGCGAAACCTGGGAACTGGTGCTGGTTGAGCAGCGCGAGCATGGCAGCACCAGCCTCTGATGGCGGGCGTTCACCAGGCTGCTGCTGGCGGAAGAAACAGAAGTCTGCCAGCGGCGGCGGCTTGCCGTCAGCGTGCGCGTTCACATAGGTCTGAGTGAGGGATGCGACTGGGAGCTCAGCCCAGTGCAGCTGCTGCATCAACCAGCGCTCACCTTCCTCGATCGCTTCTGTGATGTAGGAGACGGGGAGGGATGCGAATCGTTCGCGGCTGAACTCAGGAGCAGCGGGCCAGAGTCTGCGGCATCGCCAGAATGCTGCGGCCCAATCGGTTGGGGCGGGGCTGAGTTGTCCTGAGGCGCGAGCTTTCCCAGCGTTTCAACCATCCCTTCGATCAGTTCTTCAGGGGATTTGGCGGGCTGGTGACCGTTCTGTTCATCGCCGATGAAGTTGTAGATCGCGGTTTGGAGCGGCTCGGGCAGCTCGGATGAATCAGCTTCGGTCCAGGCTTTGCAACCGGGCAGCCGGTGGGCGATGGCAGCGGTAACGGTGCGCAAGACCTGCTGGCGGTGTGCCTTGCCGAGGGTGATGGTCATCTCAGCGATCAGGTCACATTGCTGCAGCATGATCCGCTGCTCTGTGGGCTCCAGCGGCACTGGTATCCCCAGGCGAGTTGAGAGGATACGGATTGCTAGTCGCTGAGCCTCGCCCTCGAAGCAGACCTCGTTGGAGTCGCTGTAAAGGATGGCATCAGCCAGCCTGCTCGACTCACGGGTAACGACTGCCTGGTATTCGTGTTCCCTGATGGCGATCTCTTCACCAGCCAGCAGCGAGCCGAAAACAGGGAACTCAAGGGAGCACACCTCACCGTTGACGGTGGCTGAAATGGTGCGCGTTTCGCGCTTGGGCGCGACAACGAATGGAAGCTGGGGCACGACTGCGCCGGGTGGGGGTACCGTAGGTTTCCGGCTTAGCGCCGGAGCTGCGCGAGCCAGACGTTTTTGAGCCGATCGCCTATGTCGTAGGTGACAATGCCGGAAACGTTTTCCTGACCCAGCACGGCGCGGGTCCAGGGGCGGGCGGGAAGCTGAACACGCTGCGCGTCGCGGTTCCCCCAGGGGAAGATGCGGGCCCCCTCATGCACGGCGGTGGCGTAGTTCGCGGACCATGTGAAGGTGGCCTGATACGGGCCACTCATCTGGTAAGAGCCGGATTGCCGCAGGCTGCCGGTGTCGATGATGTTGCGCGGGCTGCCGACCGTGCCAACCGTGCGCTGCGTTTCACGGGGCCATGCCCAGGCCTGCGCGGTGAACGACTGCTGGAAGGCGCCGTAGAGCTCACCCATCACGATTTCGGTGGCCCGCTGCGCGGCCTGCTCCGCAAGGCGCGTCAGGTTGCCTGATTCAACCGTGACCCGAACTGACATCAGCCTGCCGCTTGGAACTCAAGGCGGATCTTGTCACCGAGCACCGATCGAACCTCGGCGCCGATGCCGCCAGGGCCGAACGGATCCGCCAGGCCTAGCACCGTCACCTCACCCTGCTGCGCTGGCTGCGTCAGCGTCGGCAGCTGCTCCAGCACCGTGAGAATCCCTCTGCCATTGGCGCCAGGCAGCAACCCTGCAGGCGCTAGGCCGGTGGTGTTCCATGCGAAGGCTGAGCGTGCGGCGATCCATAGCGTGTTCGCTGGCAGCACCGCCCACTGAGTGATGTAACCGTCGAGGATCTGCCGGCGTGGATCGATGCTGGGCAGGCCTGTCGCGGGGTCAGTGCCGCTGTTCTTGGCGAAACACTCAACCACCCAGCTACCGGCTGCAGCCGGCACACCAGAACGGAAGTTTGCTGGTGCGACCGGCTGGGGCAGCAGGATCCGCAGGTTGGCGTAGGGCGCGAGGTCAGTTGCCATCAGCGGCGGCTGGTGCCACGGTTCCGCTCAAGTTTCCGCACCTTCGCTGCAGCAGCCTGCGCACGCTTCACGTTGGCGCGGATATTGGTAGCACCGGAATCTTTGCGGCCGCTGAGACCACGGGTTGAGGTGCGGCCACCGGCAAGCATCTTGGCCTCACGTGCGGCGGATGTAGCAGCCTTGTAGGCAGCCTTCGCCTTGCTGCTGCTGGCCTTGCTGCTGAACTGTTTGGTGCGTGCGGATTGGGCAGCCTTGGCAGTTGCTGCAGCAGCGCGACGTGCGGCCTTATTGCCCGAGCCACGGTTTGATTGAGCAGCAACCTTGGATTGCTGCTGAGCGCGAACGTAGCTGGTGCGTGCGCTGGAGTTCTTGCGGCCAGCGAGGGCGTTGCTGCTAACTTCCTTGACCAGCTTCTGCTTACGCTCAGCCACATTGCTGGACTTGGATTTGGCTTTGCCTTTACTACCACTTCCCTTACGTCCACCGCCGCCACCAGTGCTAGAGAAGCGACCGATGCGATCACGTTTGTACGTTCTAGCCATTGCGGAGGGAGATCAGGTAGCTGATCTAGCTTTCCTGTCTGAACTCAGCTCCGCATCAGCCGTGCGCTGGAACCGTCGCCACCGTCGTAGGGCTTGATGCCGAGTGCCTGGAGGATCTTGTGTTTCAGCTGCGCCATGCGTGCGGCGAGTACACCGCCAGCGGTAGCGTCAGCCCGGCCACCAGAGACGGTGCGAACCTTGAGCAGCGAGGTATCCCACTCCAGCACGTCAGCTTTCTTCTGCCGGTCCTGACGGGTGAGTGTGGTGCCAGGGATCGGCCCTTCATACTCTTGCGCGTTGCTCAGGTGGGCGGTGCCTGCGGCGACCTGATCAGACCAGTCCTGTTCGAGGTCTTCGATCTCATCAATCCATGCCTGACAGCGTGCAACGGTGCCGGGTGACACGTCTGCAGCGCGGTTGAGGATGGTTGTGAGGATCGTGAGGTTGTATTCGGAAACGGGCCAGAGGGCATAACCACGAATGAGCTCGCGATCATCGCGGGCGCTGCCGGCATTCGGCCGCCAGAGCGGGTTAAGGGTTGGAACTGCCATGGCCTAGGTTTCCTGAGACAGGATCCAATCCTTCAGCTCGGCCACGTACTGCCTGAGCTGGTGTGCGAGGCGTGCATGGCGGCCGTCACCAGTGGAGCGGTAGAGGTGTTCGTGACGGTCGATCGCGTCGAGGGATTGTTTGATCAGCGGATTCCATGGCGCCCGTGTAGGCGTGTCCCATTCGCGGGCCATGGTGTAGCGGCGTGCGTGGTGCTTGAGGTTTCCGTAGCGGTCACCACTCCCCTTCCCGCCAAACCCTGAGCACCTTCGCGCCAGGTCCCGCCAGCTCTAGGGCAGTGGCGATGGCCTGGGCCTGGGTGACGGCGTAGAGCTCGATGGGGCCGGTGGTGAGCTGGACGTGGTAGAGGCGGGGGATCATCGTTTCAGGTGCCATTCGCCGTTGGCGTCTTGCTCACCCAGCCGCTGCACCAGGGTGAGGTTGGTGGTGTTGTTCGGGTGGCGGAACGTGTATGGCGCATTGGGGTTGCCGCCCATCCCCCAGTAGCACTTCAACGTGCCGGGGTATGCGTCCCGATCTTCATCGGTGACGTACAGCAGCCCCATGCCGGGATGGCGCCAGATGTCGCCGGGCTGGAGGTGGTCAGGTGCCACAGAGATCCTCCACCTTGCTGAATCGGATCTTCCAGTCGGGATTGCTGGCCACCCACTGCTCAACGTCAGCCATGCCGTCCTGAGAGACTACGCCCACCAGCGGGCCCGGTGCTCGGTCTTGGATCATGGTCAGGCCCCAGACCACTTCATCGCCGCAGATCGGCACGAAGGCAATGGAGTCGCTTATCTTTGCGCAGGTCACGTCGATGGCCCACTCATCGAAGGTGATCCAGCTGCAGGGGTCGGTCATGGGGTGACCTCCAGTTCGGTGGCGATGGCGAGGAGTTCCGTCGATGCGTTGCAGCTGCCAAGGTGATCTGCTGCAGCGCGGAGGGCGGCGGCGGCATGAGCGCGAGCCCAGAACCGCTCTGGACCTGTTAAGCCTTCCATTTTCAAGGCATCCAACACCGCCTGAGCCGCTGGGGAGAGGTCAGCCACGGTCGGCCTCCTGCTCAAGCCAATGGACGAGGGTGCTCGCATGAATAAAATCAGCCTTTTTAGCGGCTGCTATTACTTCACGAATCGCGGCGCGAGCTTGGAGAGTATGAAACGATTGACCCCTGTTGCACGCTGCACTGGTATATCTGTAGTTGGGGTCATCGTCGCTGCATACGGATTCATCAAGTCCGTTGTTCAGCCAGTCTTCGTTCATAATCGCCTCCTCAACCCTCTCCACCAGCGTCCCAGCAGGGCCTGAAGTATTGACTGGCGCAACAGGCTTGCCAATACCTGCCGACGCCTCCAGCGCCTCCACCCGACGCACGATGGCATCAGTGCAGAACCTGTGGCTCTCGGCTTGATCTAGCTGGGCGGCCTCTAGGGCCTCGATGCGGGCGCGGAGTTCGAGGATGCAGGAGCTGTCCAGTTCGTCTCCCTGAGCCCACTTCTCTGTCTCGGCCCATTGCTCAGGCGTGGCGCGGTGCTGGTCGGTCATGGTTGGTCAGGGTGTGGTGTGTGCTGGCGGGGATAGACCCGGCGGGCCGTACTCCTCAGACGATGTACCAGTCTTGGGCGAGGAGATCAGTCTGGCTGGCAAGCCAAGGCACCCGATCACCTTTCACGGTGGTGATGTAGATGTAGGGGAGCGTCATCTTGCTGTGCTCGTCGGGGACTTGCAGCTCGATGAACTGACCGGGGCCGTTCCAGCCTCGGCGGGACCAGCGGTGGCGGAAGTTGTCGCTGAAGTCGGCGAGAACGAGGCCGAATGAGTCGTTTTGTTCCACAGAAAAGGAAGCGAGTGGTTACCGGATTGGACACGGCTCCGGCGGGCCGTGACGGTCAAGCAGCCAACAACCGCCGAACCGTGGTGCGCGAGCACCCCAGTCGATCAGCGATGCGTTGCTGTGTCCAGCCGTCGCGCCGCCAGCGGCGGGCGCGTTGCTGGCGGGATTCCGTGGCCCAGAGCAGGAACAGGATGGGCAGCAGCAGCAGGGCGATCAGCAGGGCAATGGTGGTGGTGGTCATGGTGGTGTGTGGTGGTTTGGATGGGTGCCGGATGGGCTCCGGCGAGCCTTGGTGGGGGTCAGAAAACGCCCCTGCAGCAGTCGGGGATGTTGCCCACGCGAAGCTGCACGCTGTTGATCACCAGATCAACCCGATAGACGCGCTTGGCGCCAACGGTGACCACGTGGTCACCAGACTCCATTCCGCGCCAGCGGATGTTGAGGCCGTTAACCCTGGCCATGGTGAGATCCGTGCCCAGGTGGGTGCAGACAGCCGCTTGAGCGGCGATCTGGGTGGTGATGGAGGGACGGGCCATGGCTGGCGGGCAGGTGGTGTGTGGTGGTGAACCTCCCGCATCATACCGCTGCGGTTGCCCAACTGCAACAACCTACGCCATCTTGCTCAGCCACAGCCGCCCACCGCCACTGATCGACGCATGCAGCACCGTGGCCACCTTGTGCGCCTGGGCGTCCGGCAGTTCCACTGCAGCAGCCCTCAGCGCTTGCCTGGTGGCGTCCTCATCCCGTGCGGACACGCAGGCATGGCACAGCAGAAAAGCGGCTAGATCGGATGGGAGTTCCACTGTTGCTGTTGCGCAACTGCTCCGCTATTGTGGCAGTTCCCCACCAAGGTGCAGTTAATGCCCAGCCAGACCACCGCACTCACCGGCGATGCGCTTAAGGCCAAGGTCGCTGAACTCGGCCCGCAGCCCGAATCCGACATCGCCATCGCCTGCGGCTACATCACCGCCAACGGCAAAGCCAAGCTCTCAGCGTTCAAGGATGCCCTCCTGGCTGCCCATGGCCTGAGCCTCAAGCCCGCCAAGACCGGCGGCCGCAAGGGCAAACCGCTCTCCTTCACGGTCACGACCGGCAAGACCGGGAACATCGTGATGGCTGGCGGCTATTCCGCCCTGCTGGGTATCGAGCCTGGCGGCACTGTGCAGATCACCCATCTGCGTGATGCTCTGATCCTCACCGCTGCTGTTGTGCCGGCACCTGCCGCTACTGCTGAACCGGTCGCCGCGATCGGTTCGCCCGTCGTCACCTATGACTCTGTTCCCCAGCCTGAGCCTGCCCTGGCCGGTGCGGTTACTCCGTTCTGAACAACGGCACCGATTCATCTAGCGACGGCTGACCTTTCGGGTACAGCCGTCGCTCTGATGCCGTAGGTGTACGCAATGCCCGTGCCAGTTCGGCGCGGGCTTTTTCAATGCTGATCTCTCGCGCTTTGGCGTAAGCCTCAACGCCACGCTCATGTTCAGCTCGCCAGCGTTTGGAATCCAGCAAAACATCCTGCGTTTCGGGATCGGATTCCTCGACAGCCTCGTTGGGAACGGGGATAGCAACGCATCGGCAGCGCGGATGAAACGGAATTGGCGCCCGATCCACCGGATAGATCCTCCCGTTCCTGCTGGCACACGTCGGGCAGGTCCGCTCATCATTCGATGCCAACACCCTCACGTAACCATCGCCCCTTTCACGGGCACGCTGCAGGCTGCCTTTCACGTATGCAGTAGCCAGCTCCGACCTGGCGATCAACGCAGCACGCTGCTCAAGCCCTAGCCGTTGGTTGAGCCGTTTCGGGTCACGGGCGCCGCGTAGTGCTTCGCGAATCTGGCGTTCCAGGCGAGTGGGGCCCCAGCCACGGGCGATGCCTTCACCCACGATCTCCACCATCTGCGCACGAAACCGGGCCGTTTCGTTCTGGATAAACGCTGAGGCATTCAACGCTGCAGCGCGTACAGCCAAGGGATCAGCACCAGCGAATGGCACCATCGAATCCGGCTGGCTGACCATACGGATCAGCTCTGTTGCCAGGTCGCCTCCGAGCTGGGTAGCAGCGCGTAGGTCGCGTTCGTAGCCCTCACGCCAGAACGCCACCTCAGTGGGTGACATGAACTGCTGGGCATCCTGCAGGATCGCCCTGAACTTCGCTGTCGATTCAGCGGTGGTATATGCACCGGGCCGGCGAGTGACCTGCCCTTCAGGGTCGGTTGTGATACCGCCTATGTCGCTCAGGTAGGCGTTATACGACCGGCGAAGTGTGGTGAGCGTGCCGTCAAGCGAACGACGGAGCAGCGCGAGCGTATTGTTAACGCTGCGCCGCTCTAGTTCCGCCAGGGTTTTGGCGTAGTCATCAGCGATGCCGGTGAGCTGCCGTGGCCCTGGTGTTGCCATTCAGCGATCAGGCTGCTTCAGGGATGCAGCACGCGCCATCCATCGGCTCAGGGTCGTCGTCGTTCTCGGCATCATCGAAGGCGACCAGCAGATCATGCTTCACCATTTCGATGGCACCGACGATTTCCATCATGGACAGCGGATCGTCAAGATCCATCTGCTCCGAGACGGTGTTGTGCAGCGCTTCGTAGAGGCTTGCGGCAGACATGGTGGGTGGTGTCTGGGACGGCTTAGGTTTCCGGTTACAGCTCGCCCAGGTCGTTCAGGCCCACGTCATCGGCAGGTGCTGGACGTTCTGCACGGATGCGGTCCATTTCGTCCTCGACGCTGGTTGTGGCCTTGAGCCGGCCGGCGCGTTGCAGTTCCTCGATTGCGGACTGCACTGAGACGAGCTGCTCACCACCGGTTAGGTCTTGGAGTTGTTTGATGTCCGTTGCTTCCAGTGGCCGCTCAAACAGCGACGCGCTCATGGCGATGCCGGCATCTTCGGGGAGCTGCTCACCGGTGAACGCGCACCAGATCTGCATGAGCGATTGCACGGCGGATGTCTTGCGCTCAGCGATGCTGGCGATGGTCGCCTCAGTTTGCGCACCTTCAAGGCCCGCCTGCGTGGCGGTTTTCGTGCTGCCCGGATCGCCGTAAAGGAACCCGAGTGTCTGGCGGGAGATGAGCTTCTCAACCTCCTTGATCTGCTCCCGCTGTTCCGCCAGGCTGCTGGCTGATGGTTCTGCGAAGGAGAACGAACCGCCAGCATCGAGATCAACGATGCTGTTGGGCCCGATCACCAGCGGCTTGCGTGCCTCGCCGGGTGCAGGTGGCGTGCGGCCGATCGCGACGGGGACTGGCATCGCGCAGCGGCGGGTCTTGTTGCGCAGGTCTGAGCGTTGCTGGAAATGCTCAATGCTGTGCTCCACCACCTGCCGGAGCGGCAGCTCACCCTGGCCAAACCCGGCATGTTCGGCGGGATACCAGACCACGGGCGGGAAGGGTAGCGGCTGGCCGGATGGGGTCTGATACAGGCCCTCGGATTCGATCGTGGCGGTGAGCTCGTTGGTGGCATCACGATCGATGCGGTAGACCGTCCAGCCTTCGCGGGTGATGACCTTGTAGCGGGGAACGGTGCGAACACCAAACGGCGGGTCGGGTTCTTCCTGCAGCAGCAGGATGCCAACCTGCTGCAGTGTTTCGACGCCATTGTCAAGGGCGGCGATCCAGTTGAGCACCTTGGCGCGAGGGTGCATGAGGAGATACGGCCTGCGGCCTTGGGCGATCTCTTCGGCAGCGTTCATCGGCCGACCGGCGGGCATGTCCACTGCCAGGAGCACACCACCATCACGGAGCATGAGGGTGTCGGCTTTTTCTAGCCATACCGATATGCTGTTGCCTTCTAGGTCGATGTTGTCCACGGCATCGGCCATGGACGGTGGTGGATTGGACAGCGAGAACTTGGAGAGGATGCCGGTAAAGGCAACGATGGAACTACGGAAGAAATCAGCGAAGACGGAGCAGTTCAGCCGGGATTGATAGGCATCATCCGGTTCTGCTGGTTCTTGCGGGAGGTACTTGGATTTGACGCCACGGAGCATGTGGAAGGCGTCGTAAGCGCGGTCCAGGTCTTCCTGCAGCTCGCGCAGGGTTGGGTGCCTGTAGCTGGGCAGCCGTGGATCGTTGGATGGATGATCGAGATCGAGCTGCACTGCCCACGCCTGGCCGTCATGGGAGTTTTCCGGTTCAGGGAGCGGGCTCAGCGGCCGCGCAGGTTGCCTTGCCTTGGTAGAAGGGGACGCCTCGCTGTTGTTGGTTCAGAAGGCAGCCCCTGATGGCGTTCTGCGCTTTGCCCTCGATTAGGTAGCGCTCTGCCGATGAGAGCGATCCAATGGCCATCAACTCTTTAGCGGCTTTGGTCTTGAAATCAACCGAGCTGGCGAGACTACTGATCTCTTGCTGATACAACCTTTGCTCAGGGTTAACCGTTACTGGCTTTGGTGCTGGCTGATTGCGAACAACTGGCGGCAGCTGTTGCTGCGGTGGCGGAGCATCCGGCTGCAGATCAGGGATTTTGGTGACTGGAGCGGCTGGTGGTTGCGCTTCGACTGCAGGCGGCTGATCACGTGGCGGCGGTGGCATAACCGGCGGTGCGTACTGTGCCGACGGCCGGCCGATTGGCAGGAAGGCAAGGCTGGCGATAGCTGTTGCGATGCCGAGTGCAGCGGCAGGGATTAGCCAGATGGTGGGTTTCATGCTGGTGGGTGGGCTATCACCAGCATGGCCGAGGAAGCACCCAGGCGGGAATCGAACCCGCATCGCCCCGCAGCAGCGGAGCCGTCCTGTCCAGTTGGCTCGGACTGGGTGGGAAGGCCCAGGCGTGCGGAGCAGGGGCCTGGGCTCTGTCGTGTTAGGTTGCCAGCCTGGCCCGCGCAGCGGCAGCCTCCATCTGCAGGGCTCTCAGCCTGACGCGCTGCTGCTCTCGGCGATCTACCTGCTCAGGCGAGTTGTACCAACGCGATGCAGAGCCATGAACTGAGCAGGTAGATCGCCAAGCCAAGTGATCGGATAGCTGAGTGCCGATCCTGATCCGCCCGCAAGTGCAGGCAGCCTGCTCAGGCATTGCGCCCCTCCGCTGCAGCATCAGCAACCGCCGCCTCTGCATCCAGCCATTCCGCAACCTCGCCCCAGTCCCACATGTCCTGGTCGTAGACCTCGGCCACGATCTGCCGCAGCAGCACCGCCAGCTGTGATGGCGTCGGGTGCAGGCAGAACAGGCTGGGATGGTTGCGCAGGCGCAGCCAGAGCGGGTCTTTGGTCATGGCGTAGTGGTGGTGGTAAAAGAGTGACCCGCCGGTTTGGGCATCGTTGAGAGGCCTGGCGGGTGTTGCTGGGTCAGGTTTCCGATGGTGTGTGGTTGGGGCGTTCAGATCAGGCTGGGTTGCCAGCTGTAGGTGCTGGAGAGCGGCAGCCCTGCATCGCTGCGGTGTGCTGGGTTCAGGCGGCAAGCGAGGGCGCCTGAGACTTCGGACCTGATGGCATCCCACCAGAGCTGACAGGCCTCGCGGTGGGTGTCGGCCACGACGTGCACGCCCTTGGGTAGTGCAGGGCGCTGGGGCTGGGTGAGGGACTCCAGGAACCAGCCGTCCATCCATACGGCGAAGGCTGGGGAGATCCAACGGGCGAGGTCAACGGCGAGGCGTGGGTGAACCCAGGTGCCGCGTAGGTGGTTGGGCCCGGTGGTGATGGACTGAATCAGCGTCCCCGGATTTTGCGGTGACCCATCTGAGAGGCCACCGCAGATTTGCGGCGACCCACCCAGGTGGCTTGCCAGCGCTGCCACGTACTCCCTGGTGCGCTCAGAGCGGGCGTAGGTGAACCACTCCCTGCCGTTGGCCTGACACATCGCCGTGGCATTCACGAACCCATCGGCCTGCCGCCGCTCGATCGCGGTGCCATGCCAGTAGCGGGATTCCAGGCCATTGGCCACGTTCGGTTCGGGATAGGCCCACGCGGCGGGCATCTCCACGTCATCAAGAATCTGCGGCTGAACCACCGCAGCCACCAGGGCGGCGCCAGGATCGGCCTCCGGTGCGCCACGACGGCGGCGTTGGTAGGCACGCATGCTGCAGCGGCTGCTGCACCACTTGGCGGCCTGGTGCTTGGCGGTGAAGGTGGCCCCACAGCAGGGGCAGTCACGGGTGAAGGTGCGCATCGCTCAGGCCTCCGTCATGACGATGGACAGGCTGAGCAGCTGCGGATAGACGCGCATGGCGTGATCGACAGCGGCCTGTGCATCGGCCACGGTGTCAAAGTCGTTGGGATAGCCCAGCTCCCAAAGGGCGCGATCCATCGCGTCCGCAAAGGGGCCACAGTCCCACGCGGGGGACGGCGTGCAGGTCTTCATTTGAAATGCTCCGTTGATGATGCCCAGCACCTCTGCTGGACATTTCGAGCATAGCCCATAGAAAAGGGGCCGGCAACGCCAACCCCTCGCCGGAATGAAACCGGGCCTTCGGTACGGTTCCAGGCAGAGCTCAACGAAACTCCGCCACCGCGTCCATCCTTACGGGTAGGACCGACCCGGCAGCATCAGGCTACCGGCGGATCCTCAACCACCAACCGGTAGCGGCCATCAGGCAGCCGCTCGACGCGGAACCACGCGCCTGGGTTGTCGTGGACGTAGACGGCGCCAAGGGCATGGGCCTCGGCCTCAGTGTCGAACTCAAGTAGGGAGTCCATGGCATAGCAGTGGTGGTGTGGTGGTGTTCACAGCGTAAGGGTTGCGGTTGGGCAACGGCAACGGCTGCAGCCAATATGCAGCGCCATCGGTCACCACCACTCATCAAGCTCGGCGCGGGCATCGGCCATGCCGCCGTCGATCGTGTCGGCCAACTGGTGCATCTCAGCCGCCAGCGCCAGGCCCCGATCGATGGATGCGCTGTAGGCCTTCACTGCGGCATCGATCTCCGCCAGGAGAGCGTCTGTATCTGTGGTTGCGTGGGCCATGGTGGTGTTAGCGGTGTGGTGGTGCCGGGGTGAGCCCCCGGCGGGCTGTGGTGGGTCAGTCCACCAGCTCGGTGATGATGCCCAGCCGCTTGGCATTCCGCCAGATCTCGCGGGCCTCATCAACCGATTCGATCACTCGGTAGAAGCTGTCGCGACCCCATGTCTTAGAGATTCCGATGGTCTGATTGCTGCCAGAGCCAACTGAGCACTTGCTGAGCTTCCATGTGCGGCGCCGCAGCTCAGCACCGCTGAAAGTGCCGTTGTTAACCCAGACGGTCAGCAGCAGATCTGAGTTGTCACCGATGAAAGCATTGAGATCGCGCAGCTTGCCGGTAGCACCGCAGGCAAAGCAGTCGCCGTTCTGTATGTGGGAGAAATGTGGGAGCTTGCCGGAGCCACCGCAGAAGGGGCAGGTGCAGGTGGCGTTGCGGAGTTTGGTAACGGCCATGGCTGGTGGTGGTGTGGTGGTGAACCGTTCCGGTTCGGTCCCCTCACTGTAACCCGTGGCGGACACCAGCGCGAGCACAGCAGCAGCCAGTTCACACAGCGTCACGTTTCCGGGCTTGCCGTTTCCGCTCAGCGTCAGCAGCCCTGCCCTCAGGCGTCAGCTTCCAGCACCTGCTACACAGGGGCGCCGTGCGGTCGCTGATCACGGTGCGGCCGCACTGGGGGCAGGTGGGTAGGGCGGGGAGATCACCAGCCTGGCGGAGGCGGAATCGCTGGGTTTTCTCGCGGCTGGGTTGGCGGGGCATGTCAGTTCAGATCGACAGGCCGAGCGCTCTGCTGCGCAGCCATTCGGGGAAGTTGCCGTGTACTTGGTGGCCACCTGTCTGGTGGTAGTTCTTTCGCTGCACTTGGAGGTCTAGGCAACTCAGATCTTCAGACTGCCAGGCAGTGAACGCTTTGGCGCATGATGCCATCTTTGCTTTGCGGTTCCGTTGGCGAGCCTCTTCGGCAAACACTTCTTGTTTGATTTGCTTGCTGGTCTTGCCGCTATTACGTGCTGCACAGGTGCGGCCGTAATGCAAGATCCCGCCATCGCTGAGTTTCATAGCGACAGTGGCTTTTAGATCAGTGCGACCGCAGCAGTCGCAGGTGTCGATCTCGTCAGTGATGTAGAGCGCTTGCATGGCTGGTGGAGTGGTGGGGTAGGCGCCGGATAGGCTCCGGCGGGCCGTGGGGTGGGTTAGGCGGCGGCCAGCTGGCGACGCTGGGCCCAGCGCTCTTCCCGCTTGGCTTGCATCTTGGCGTGGTGGGCATCAGAGGCATGCACCGCCTTGAGCGCCTGAGCGTAGAAGGGGTGATCAGGGCGGACGCGAATCCGGTCTGTCTCGAAGTAGTCAGTCATGCTGTCGGAATCGTTCTGAACGTCAAAGGCCTCCCACACCTCAGCAGAAAAACGGCGGTAGTTCTTGGCGTAGATGGTGATCGTGCCTTGGGGGTGATTCAGGGTGTTGCCGATGCTGAAGCTGGCTTTCTGCAGGGGTCCGTTGTTGACTTTGATGCCGTTCCAGAAAAACTTGAAGGTAGTGGTCATGGCTGGTGCGGTGGTGTGGTGGGCGGGGCTCTCTCGCCCCTGTGATCACACTGTAACCCGTGGCGGACAGACTGGCAACCTTCGGGCAGGCCGGTTCACAATCCGTCATGCAACCAGCAGCCCCAGCTGCAGTACCTCTAACAGTTGATGGTCTTGCAAACCCAAGCTAGACGTCCGGGAATTCCCCCAGTAGCCCGCCATCGGCATCCACAAAAAACTTCCTCGTAGTGGGGATCGGCACCCGGCACAGTGCATGCAGCCAAGCGGCGCCGAGAGCAGTTGTCATCCACCTGCCTGGCTCTTTGTGGGTCGTGATCGCGCCGCATTCTTGCAAACATTGCAGTGCGTCCCTGACGGCAGGCGCATCAATCCTGGGATGGGGCTCGGGGCAGCAGTGGCAATGGATCAACACCTCGATAGCATTGGGCGTTTGAAGCGTGATGGGCTTCATAGGTTGGTGGGCAATTGCCATAAATCCTACCATTGCGGTTGGGCAATGGCAACGGTTCAGGCGACGATGAGCCCCAGCTGCAGCGCCGCTGCCTCCAGCGCCTTCCGCGACCGCTTCCGCCTAGGTGCCTTCGGCTCAGGCGTGACCAGCGGCACGGTGATCTGTAGACCCAGCTGCAGCACCTCCGACAGCCGCCGGCCCTGCAGGATTGCCTTCACCCGGCGGTGGAACTGCTCCATCGGCCCGGCAGGGTATGCCAAACGTCTGGGGTTGGCCCACCACTTCAGCAGCAGCCCGCGATCGGCAGAATGAATGTTCCCCCATGCGGTGTTGACCAGATCCTTGAGCGGATCAATGCGGGGCAGCTCCAGCTCAGGTACGTCGTAACCATCAGCGCCATGGATATCGTCAAGGTTGGCGGTGCCGGTCATCGCGCCAAGCATCTCTGTGAGATCAGCGATGGTGAGGCCTGAGCGCTCGGCAACATCCTGAGCGGTCAGGTCGGGATCACTCATCAGGCGCTGCACCTTGCCCCACTTCTCCCGCCACTTTGTTGGAAACTTCATGGCGAACCCACGATCGCGGAACCAGTGCAGGATCTCCCCTTGGATGAACGGCACCACGATGGTGGACAAGGCGTAGGGCTTGCCTGAACCTGGGTTGAGGCGGTCGGGGTCATACCGCCGGCAGCCACGGATCAGGCCGACGTAGGCAATCGCCTCCAGCTCGTCATAGGGCTGGCCGGTCTTGCGATGGAACCGCCAGGCGGACTGCCGTGCCAGGCCGAGGTTGGCGGTGATCAGATCCTCGCTGATCGCGGTGGGGGTGGGGAAGGTGGTTGCGGTCATGGGTGGAAGGCCTCGCGCTCACCGTTGCCAACGATGCAGGCCTGACCATCGGGCATGGGACCACCAGGCCAGACAGGCTTCGGCACGATGTGCAGCGGCGCGGGCCAGAACCCGTGGCGGGTGGGGACGTGTGACCTGAACGCCAGCCACCGCCAGCGCTGATGGCGTCTGCTGCGCAGCGTGGTGGTGAGCCGCTGCCAGAGCGTCGGCCGCCAGTCCACCATGATCACCTCGCCGGTGTCAGGGTTGCAGGCGAAGACATGCTTCAGCCGGCGGCCGGTGGCATCGAACACCCAGCAGCCTTGCGGGTGGCGCTCGAGGACCTCGGCGGCGGTGATCATCACAACCTCGCCTCCACCTCGACGCGGTAGCTGGCGGGAGCGCCCAGCACGATCACAGGATCAATAAACACGTTGGTGACCGTGGCGCCGGTGTCAGCCGAGAACTGCCGCAGGGCATTAGCAATGATCTGCTCAAGCGCGGCCTTGGCCGCTTTGGCTTCGGGGATGGTGGTGGTCATGGCGCATGCGGTGGGTAAGTGATCACCTGAAACCCGGCGTCGTGGAGAGCCGGCGCTGCCTGGGTTTGAAGGTGTCGGCATCAGCGAACGGATCTGGTGGCGGTGCACCAGACCCGTGGCCGTAGTGGACTGTTGAAACGCGCATCGGGCCGGTGCCCTGCACGTAGTTTACTGCCTGCGTGGTGGAGTCCACGAGGTCATCGAACGTATCGCCAGGGAACCTGACCAACTGCGACACCAACACCGACAGCAACGGGTGGTTACGCGGCAGCCAGACGCGGCCCTGGTTGAACTCAGGCGTAGCAGCATTGGCGCGGGCGATCTTCCCGCCAATGGGGTTCACAGCGATCACGCTGAACCCTGCAGCGGCACGTTTCAGGGTGCTGATCACAGCCGGGCCGTTGGCCTTGTCTTCCACCAGCAGCTCACCGAACCCCCAGGTGGGCCACAGCGCGGCAATGGTGTCCATCGTGCCGGCGAAATCGAGGCGTTGGTTGATCATGTCCAGCAGCCACAGGCCGGCGCTGTCCTGGCCCCAGAGGGTGAAGGCCACCATGTCCGTGCCGGCTGAGTCTTTGAACGTGCAGTCGATCGATGCCAGGCGCCGCACGAATCGACCAGGGAGGGTGGCATCATCCGGCTGGCCGGGGCGCTCGGCGGTGCCGTAGTAGCGGAACATCTCCGCACTGAAGATGGTTCCCTTGCCGGGTGTTGGCCGCTGCTGATACAGCGCCTCCCAGTCGCGGATAGGGGTGTTGAGCCGTTTACGGCGGGCCCATTCCTCGTCGTATCTCGACGGGTCCAGTGCCTGGCCAGGCTCGCGGTCGTCTGGCTCGCGGGTGACCAGGGTCGGCAGGGGTTTGATCACCGGCTCAGCGATCATCGGCAGGCTGATGACGTGCCAGGGCTCAGCCGCGTCGCCGTCGCCGTCACGTTCCAGCTGCTCCACCTGCTGCAGCAGCCAGCCGATCAGGTCGGCCTCTGCCCAGCGGGTGTGGGTGATGAGCTTGATGCCACCCGGTTCTTCGCGGGTGTTCAGAACGGTTGACCACCAGTTGTAGAGCTGGCGGCGGTAGGCAGCGGATTCGGCTTCCTCGCGGCCTTTAATTGGGTCGTCCACGTTTAGGAAATCAGCTGGCAGGCCGGTTCCTTTGCCGACGCCTGCGGCCCAGAACCCACCGAGGCCGCCGGCAGTCTTCCATCGATCCTTGCCGGTGCTGGAGGGGTGCAGCGTGCCACCAGAGGCGAGGTAGTAATCGCGGGCAGCTTCGCCGAACTCAGCGGCGAGGGTTTGGGTGTTGGCGCCCTGGCCCCAGGTGCGATCGGGATAGCGGCGGAGGAAGTAACCAGGCAGGAACCGGCTGAAGATGGTGGACTTGAAGTGCCGTGGCGGCAGTTCAACCATCAGCCGTGGTAGTTCACCATCAGCAACACGCTGCGCGATGGCGATCAGGCGGTTGGTGTGACGGGTGAAGGCAAAGCTGGGGAAGACAGCGGCGATGTAGTCGCCGAAGGAGCGGGTGTAGGGGGCAGAGGGTGGAGTGACGGAGGTGGCTCGCTGGTCCAGATCCAGCTGGGCCATGCGGGCTGCTACGTCAAGGGTTGGCATCGGTCCTGCCGCTTAGCCCGCGTGCCTGAAGCTGCAACAGGACGGTGCGTTCTTGCTCGGCGGGGAGCCCTGCTGCGGCGATGGCATCCACCACAGTGGACATGGTGCGGCGCTCAGCGCGGCGCTCCGCTGCAGCATCTGACCATTCCTCGCGGAAGAATGGCGAATGAGTAAGCATCCATGCAGCGTCTTTAGGCTCACCGGAAGTGATCTTTTCGGTGAGGTTTTTTTCAGCCGTTAGCAGCGCTTCATGGATGGATTCGGAAAATCTGCGGAACAACTCTGGGGAGCCAGGATCTTCACCCTTGTCGAGCCAATCACGGATAGTGCAATGGTGAACGCCGATGGAGCGGGCAATGGCGCGATAGGAGGGGCACTTAGCAGCGACTTCCGCAGCCACTTGGATCATGGCGGGGGTGAGGGAAGTAGGCCTGCCAGCTGGCACGGTGGCGGTGCGGTGATCGGCTACAGCTTAGCGGGTTGCGTTGCTGTTGGGCAACCGCATCAGGTGGCGGGCTCCAGGGCGACGTCTACGCCTTCGTGGGTGGGCTTGAGACGGAGGAACACACCACCGAGGGATTTGGGCATCACGATGCGCTCGACTGCCCAGCCGGCGCCGTCCGCAAACTCTTCCTTGTAGGTGCCGGTCTGGACGTGCCAGCGCTGGGCGATGCGTTGACGGCCAGCAGCGGTGAGGCGATAGCAGGGGTGGGCAACGATGGTGCGTTCGTGGTTGTGGCCGTTGACCACCAGGTCAGCATCGGGTGCGATGGATGCGTAGCGGCCGCCGCCCATGGTGCCTTTGGTGATGATGCCGCCCCATGCACCGTGGTGGAAGAAGAGGGCAACGCGGCGGATGCGTTCACCACGGGTCTTGCCAGGCCGGTAGAAGGTGAACCAGAGCCAGCCCTGGTAGCGCATGTGCTCGACCGGTGAGCGGTAACGATCGCGCATGAGGCGCGTCATGTTACCGAGCGGGTCGATTTCGTTGTGGTTGATGATGGCGGTTTCGTGGTTGCCATCGCTCATCATCAGGATGGTTTGCGCGAATGGTTTAAGCCATTCTGCGCATTCGCTGAACACTAGGTCGAAGTAGTTTGCGCCGAGGTGTTCAGGGCGTATTGAGGATTTGGAACCACGGCGATCTTTCTTGCCTTGCATCAGGCAGAGGATGTCACCAAAGAAGAGAGCATGGCCACCGCGACCTTGAACGTGCTTGAGGTGCTTGCGCAGCAGCTCGCGGTCGCAATGCGGGTTGTCGAGGTGAATATCTGATGCGAGTAGGAACTCGTGGGGATCAGCGCGGCTGTAGGGGATGCGAATTTCCAACAGCTCAGGGCTGTGGCGGATCAGCTGGAGCTTGCTGAGCGTCACCAGGACTGTGGCTGTTGCTGCAGTTTGCCGGGGTAGTCAGGGCGGGTGATGTAGAAGCCGTCGGAGGTTCGATGCACAGAAAAGCGGACGCCAAAGCGTGTGGATGCTCTGCATGCCCTGACGCGAAGTGCGCCATGAATGCGCTTCAGTGCGGGGATTGAGTCGGGGAACCGATCAAAAGGGATTTTGATCGCCCCACCAGGAGGGATGGAGTCAAAGGGCAGGGCGGGGATCTGGTACTCGGGCTTTGCCTGCTTGGCAATGGCTTGAGGCACTTGGCCGGGGGGCAAGATTTGAAACATGGTGGTTGGTAAAACGCAACAGTAGCAGGAAACGCGAAACAACTGAGCGGTTACGCTGCGTTACGGTGCTGTTACGGTCGGCGTAACGCGAAATCGACTGGCACGACAAGGCTGGGCTCTCTTAGTTACGTTAGTTACACCTAAAAAGGAAGATATAGAAGAAGAAAGGGGGCCGGTATTGCGCAACAGCATGCGCATGCGCACACGCGCACGCACGCACGTATAGGGGTGTGTTCTCGCGCCAGACCGTAACATCGTTACGATCCAGTCCCTGACTGGGATCTGAGCCGTTACGCGAAGCGTTACCGTTACGGTCAGGCGGCTGGAACGGGCACCGAAACGGCTCTGCTGACGCCTGCAAGCCCACGGAAGCGGGTCACGCCTGCACGTTGCGCACCGGGTAGCCGGCTGAGCACGGTGCCCCAGCTGTCAGCCCATGGGGTCTCTGAAAGGATGCGGCGTAACGCCTTAGCGGTGTTGCTGATGAGCAATCGGTCACCCTCCACGCGGATGCCCACGCGGCCGAGGTGCGCTTCGGCGCTGCCGGGGCCGATCTCCATTGATGCGACGCTGCCACGCGCCAGCTCAATCAGCTCCCAGACGGTGCGCATGTAGCCGTTGCCCCGGTCGCCTTCAACGCGCAGCTGGTGCTGCAGCACGTGCTGCAGGCAGCGCTCCTCATCCGGCTGCTCGGCGTCGTCGCGGTACTGCTGCCAGTTCTCGCGATTGATGAGCGCGAAGGCCTCAGCCTCGCTGGCGACGTGCTGATTGGTCAGTGACCAGGCACCAGCCAGCAGGGTGCCGAACTGATCACCCTGCCGCTGGGAGTCGAAGTGATCTGCAGCAGCACGGCGGAAGACGGCGACGGAATCGCGGATGACAGGTATAAGGGAAACAGAGCGCAGCATCATCCGGTGGCCAACCTCAGGCGTGATGATTGCGGTGAGATCGCGGTCAAGCTGTGACCAGTGCGCGGCGCGTTCTTCTTTGGGTAGGAAGGATGGATTGCGCAGTGTGAGCTGAGCGAATCGTGATGCATCGGCGCCCTGTTTAAGCGCGGTGGAAATGGAGCAGAGTAGGAACATGGAGCGGATAACGAACCGCTGCGCTGCGCCCTCGGCACCACCACGGCCGATGAAGCCACGGCCTGAGCTGCTGGCCACACGGGCGAGCGCTAGTACGTCTTGGATTCGTTTGCGGTCCGCCTGTTCGTTGGATTCGGCTTCATCCATGACAACGGGGAGGGCGTCGGCGCGAAGCTCCTGACGGATGCTCGCCTCGGTTGTGCTGCCCTCGGGCCATAGGGCGATGTCCTGCAGCAGGGTGCCAAGGAATCGGTTGAGGATGGCCGATTTACCGGAGCCAGCCGAAGCGGTCAGCCAGACGTGTGGCCGCCAGGACAGGGAACCGCAGATTGGGGCAAGAGCGGCCCAGCCGGCCAGCAGCAGGCCCGATGCAGGCACCTCCCAATGGAAACGGCTGGCGATGTCGATGATCTCCATGCCGAGCTCGTCGGTGAGCGGCTCTAGGCCGGTTTGAAGGTCAATCGCAACAAGCCGCTGGTACTTGAACCGCGACGGCGGCGGATTAGTGACGGGGTAGGCCTCGCCGTTCACCAGGAGCCGGTCGCCAAGGTGCAGCACGGATCGTCCGTCATCCCACCAAGCGCCACGGCCCCGGATCCGGTCAGGGGAGTAGATACCGACAGCAGCCTGCTGGGCGAACAGCGATGCAGCGGCAGCGTTCCAGTTGGGGCCTTTTGTGCCGGGGTAGAGGGTTTCCCAGTAGGCCATGGATGGGCAGAGCTGGAGCAGGTTGATGCCGGTGTGACTGCCCCGTCCAATGCGGACCACCTGACCGGTAGAGCTGGGTTGATAGAAGTAGCTGGCGTCATCAAACCCCAGGCAAACGAACGGCTGGCCCTTGGGGATTTCGGCCACCTGAGCTGTCGGCGGCGGCGCTGGCGGTTTCGGTTCTGGTTTCGGCTCCGGAAGTGGCGGCAGTTCAACGGTGTTGGCAGCGAGGAGTTTGGCCGCTTGGCCTGGTTTCCAGCCTTCGGCGAGTGCGTTGGCGAGATCCCACTTTGCGGGTGCGCCGGTAGGCGGGTTATAGACAACGACGGTGGCACCGATCTGCAGGAGCCGTGGTCCGAGCTTGGCCATGCACTGCCGGCCGGCATCGTCTGCATCGGGCCACAGCACAACGGAACGGCCAGCGAGCGGTGACCAGTCGGCGGCATTGACGCCACCGGTGCCGCCACACCAGGCGATGCAGGCGTGGTCGGGGAAGAGTTCGGCGGCAGCGTCAGCGGCTTTCTCGCCTTCGCAGACGATCACCGTCGCGTTAGGGCGATCGGTGAGATCGGGTAGGCGGTAGAGCGGGCGGGGTGCTGGCCACTCGGATGTGAACGGGTCGCGGCGTGAGGGGAAGTGCCAGGCGCCGTCCAGCCATGTGCGATGGATGAAGAGTTTTTTGTTGTCGGGCTGATCGATCCGCTGAATCCAGAACAGCTGCTGACCGGCTGCGTTGCGGTAACACCACTGGGCGACAGCGCGGCCGAGTGCTGGGGGTGCGGCGTCCGGTGGCGGGGTGTCGGGTGTGCGTGCGGGGCGTTTCGGCTTGCGTGGTTTGGCTGCGGGCAGGCCCAGGTGTTGCTCGACGCGAGCGGTGGCCTGTTTGAAGTCCCAGCCGGTAACGCGCATGAGGAGGTCGAGGCCGGAACCGGCGCCGCCTGTTCCAGATTTCCCGCCGCACTGTGAGCAGTACCAGCCACCGGGCCCGTCGTCACGATCCCAGCGGTAGCGGTCGGTGCCTTCGCAGTTTGGGCAGGGCTGGTGGCGATCTTCGAGCTGATCAGGCGATAGGCCGCCAAGTTCCATCAGCAGACGTGGCCACTGGCCGTCTGCGGCATCGAGGGGCATGGGTCAGCGTGCGGGCCCGTTGCGGCGGATGTCGCGGGCGATCAGGTGGCGGATGAATGCGGCCCGGCTGCAGTCGTGGCGGGAGGCTTGGAGGTCGAGGTGATCAACGAGGGTGTCAAGCATCTCGAAGGTGGCAGCGCGGGGGCTGTCGCCTGGCGGGACTGGGGTGAGGGCGACGTGGGTTGTGTCGCGGTCGCGGTCGGTGATCACCAAGCGGCGCAAGTACGCGGCACGAGAGCAGCCTTCGTAGTGGGCCTGAGCGTCGAGGTGCGCGAGGTGCTCAGGTGGGAGCTCCAGGAAGATGGATCGCTTACCGGCGACTGGGGGCCAGGTGGGCATGGGTGCAGCGTGGGTGGTGTTGATCCGCATTATAGGGTTGCAGTTGCGCAACCGCAACGCTAGGATGTGAGAGCCACCGCACCGAAGCCCCGCTCCCTGACGATGCCGACCACTGCCCGGACCAGGCGGTGGGTCTCAATCGGCCTCTCATCTGTACGGGTCCCATCGAGGACTGCCGCTGGTTCCAGGTTGATGACCATCCGGGCGGCAGCAAGCGGGGTGGGCGGTGGCTGTTATTCACCACACACGCACCACAGCCATGACCACCCCCACCCTCCGCCCCTACCAGCAAACCTTCACCGCCGACATCTCCACCGCCCTGCGTATCCACCGCCGCGTGGTGGGCACGATGGCGACCGGCTCAGGCAAGGGCACGGTGGCTGCGCACATGGCGGCCACTGCTGCCGAGCGCGGCCACAGGGTGTATGTGCTAGCGCATCGAAAGGAGCTGATTGAGGATCTCTCGGGCCGGATGAGCAGTCATGGCGTACGCCATGGTCTGATCGCCATGAATCGAAGCATGGACCTGAGCCAGCCGGTCCAAGTGTGCAGCGTGGACACCTTGGCCAGGCGGCTGCACAAGGTGCCGGCGCCAACGCTGATCATTCAGGACGAGGCGCACCATCTGATCGAAGGGAACAAGTGGGGCAAAGTCATCGCCGCATGGCCCAAGGCCTATCTGGTGGGGCTCACGGCAACACCACAGCGGCTGTCAGGTGAAGGCCTGGGTGAGGGTTACGGCGGATACTTCCGGCATCTGGTGCTAGGTCCTACCGCTCAGTGGCTGACCGATGAAGGGTTCCTTGCCAGGGCAAAAGTGCTGGCACCACCAGGGATCGACCTGTCTGGTATCAAGAACTTTGACACGCCGACCGGCAAAGCGAAGGCCTCCCAAATCCTCGGCACTCGCGAAGCGATGGGCGATCCTGTTGGTCATTATCAACGGGAGATTGCGCCTATCCACAACGGCACGGTGCTGGGATTTTGCGTCAGCGTCCCGCATGCCACAGCGATGGCTGAGCTGTATCGAGAGGCCGGAATCCCTGCAGCGGCTTTGGATGGCAAGACCGATCCAACCCTGCGCCGGCAGATGATCAGCGACCTGGGTGATGGAGTGCTCAAGGCGCTGTTTAGCTGTGAAATCGTGAGCGAAGGCACTGATATTCCCAGTGTCGCAGGCGTGCAGCTATTCAGGCCCACAGACAGCCTGTCGCTATATCTCCAGCAGGTAGGCCGTGGGTTGCGGAAGTGCGACGGCAAGCCGTATGCCGTGGTGTTGGATCACGTTGGCAACAGCCACCGGCACGGCCTCCCGACCGATGATCGTGAGTGGAGCCTAGAAGGCAAGGTTGGCCGCCAAGGTGGCGAAAAGTCGCCATCGGTAAAGGTCTGCCCCCAGTGTTTCAGCTGCATGCCCTCGGCAAAGGCTGTGTGCCCCGACTGCGGCCACCAGTTCACGCCTGAGCGGCGAGAGATCACGACCGTGGACGGTGAGCTGGTTGAGATCCAGCGGCGGGAAGCCAAGCGCGAACAAGCCCAAGCCCAGACCGTCGAAGACCTAATCGCGATCGGCAAACGCCGGGGCATGAAAAACCCCCGTGGCTGGGCCCGGCACGTGATGGCGGCCAGGCAGGCGAAGGGCAACTGGAGGGCGGTGGCGTGACCACTCGAGCCCCAACCTTCCAGATCACCGACAAGGGCGGCTGCATCGGCCGGTTCTGGTGGGTGAACACGATCCCCTATACCGGCCGGGAGTGGTGGCCGGAACTCTTCCCGTTCTGGGGTACGTCGCACTGGTATCGGCCATGATTGATCCCACATACCTCGCCCAAATCCGCCGGCAATATCGCGCCGAGCTGGTGATTGCCTTCGTGCAGCTTGAACAGGTTTCGCCTGGATGGTGGTCAACTCAGATTGAAATGGCTGAGCAGCTTGGCACTGAGCGCCGCACGCTCACCGATGCACTCACTCGACTGCGTGAGGACGGTCTGATCAGGACGACCGTAATGGGTAAGAACGGTGGCACTTGGCTGTGGTGGGTGAAACGCTTCCCTGATGACAAGCCGCTGGCAGGTGCCGAACCGGGATGGCGGATTCGGGACATGACAACTCAAGCTGTCATCAAGATCCCCATCAGCCGCCGTTGGAGCTGGGCAGATGCGCATGAGATCCCGAAGGCGACTATGCAGTCATTCCTGAACGGGTATCAGCTGACGTTGCGCCGCCGGTGGCGAATTGTCACGAGTCCGTGGGATGAGGTGGGAGCAGAGCAGGTGAGTGGGTGCCGTGCGTAGCTCACGCCGCTTCCCGCTGCGCCGCACCCAGCCAGCCATCGATTCGTAATGCACGGTCGGGGCAGTGCCAGGCCTGAGCGGCGAACCACTCCCGCCAGCTGACGCTCGATTTAGCCAGGTTGCATCGCCGGCAGGCTGGCACCAGATTCTGGGCCACGGTCAGGCCACCAGCGGAGCGCGGGATGACGTGATCCAACGTGTCTGCGCGTTCAGCACAGTAGGCGCACTGGTGACCCCAGGCCTCAAAGATTCGTGCTCTGAATCGGTGTTTGGTTGCTCGTTTGGTCTGGAGTTCGGTTTCATCGATCAGCGATCGGAACTCCGACATGGGCAGCGAGCCTCTACCGGTAGGTTTCCTGTCGGGTTAGCGCTCGGCGATGACGGCCCAGCCGGTGTTGGCGCCCTCGACCATCCACCGAGGCCCAAAATTCCGCCGGCTGTATCTGGCGAACCGTGCCACACCTCCCAACGTGGTGCCGTTCACCATGTCAGCTTCGCCGAAGGGGTCATGCACGATGAGGTGATCTCGGGTGTGGCCTACCACGATCAGCCAGTGGCCGCCGCCGGATGGTGCTGACACGGGGCCACGGTGCAGGAACCCGCAGGGCACGGGGATGCCCTTGGCGATCTGATCTTCCACCACTCGCCAGCCGGCCACCTTGGTGAATCGTGCCTTGACGCCATAGCTCGACAGCGCCCTGATCTGCGCGGTTGGGTCAGTGGTGTCGCCGAACTGCTGGACCCGTTTGAGGTACTGGTCGTCGCCGTTCGGGCCGGTGAGCGTGCCGGGCTTGAGGTACTGGAGCAGCATGGCGCAGCTGGAGCTGAAACACATCCGCGCCGCCTGGGCCCGGTCGGCTGAGTCCATCTGCGCGTACCAGGGCACTTGCAGCGGGTTTCCGTAGCCGGTCTGCTGCTGCAGCTGCTGCCCCAGGAACAACGACAGCTCTGCAGCACGGCGACGGGTGAGGCCTGCCTCGACTGGGGTTCCTTTGTTGATCCACCTGGGGAGCTCCTCGGCGGCCACCTTGGCGGGATCCTCACCGGCCAGGATTCGGCGCCGCAGGGTTGAATCCTGCATGGCGCCGACGCCGATGTTGTAAGTCCAACTTACAAGTGCCGCCACCCTGTTTCCTGGCCAGCTGGTGACTGCAGGGATGGCACGGGCGAGCGCGTCGTAGAACCGCTGCAGGTCGGCGTTCAGCTGAGCATCGGCCTGTGCCTGGCTGATGGATTGGCCCTCACGCACCACCTTGCCGCCGATGGTGGTGCTGCCCCATCCGATCGTTGGCACACCAGCAGGGCAGATATAGGCCTGGAGTTTGCAACCCTCAAATTCCTTCACGATCCGCTGAGCCGGTGCTAACCAGGCAGCCACGGGCGCCGGTGCCGCCGGGCTGCCAGCGGCCCTCCAGCCTTCGGTGAACTCCTGCAATATGTCCGGGTGCGCCTTCAAGCGTTCATCCAACCGTCCCAGAGCGGCCAGCTGGTGAGGTGTGATCGATCCGACCCGTGCGACGTGCTCAGCAGCGGCGCGGACTGAGGCGAGTGTCATTTCAGATCAGGCAAGCGGTCGCCAGTGGCTTGATCGGCGTGGGCGTAGAGGCGAAACAGGACCGGTTTGAACAGCAGCTCCACAACGGCTGTCCAGGCGAGCTTGGCCAGCAGCAGATCGGCCACCAAGTGGAGATCGTTCATGCGTCCGGGTCGGTCGGGAATCTGCGGGCGCCAGGCGGGGCGTCGTCCTTACGGAGCCTGGGATTCAATGTTTCGTAGCCCAACTGGAACGCACCACCGGCAGCACCGCCCAGGCCCATAAATGGCGCACCGGTCAGCCAGCACTTGTCCACCTCGCCACCAGAGCGACGGCAGTCGATGATGTAAACCGTGCCCACCAACACTGAAAGGGTGGCAGCAGAGAACATGCCGGCCAGGATGCTCTGGCGATTCATCGATTCAGCTGCAGGCGGGCTACCTGAGTTTTCCGGCCTGCAAGAAAAAACCCCGCCGGACCAGGGCGGGGCGAGAAGTGTTCTCTGGTGGCACTATGGCGTTTCACAATCGCAACGGCAGCGAATGTCAGAACATGCTGTTCAGCAACGGATCCTGCTGAGCTGCGGCAGCGGTGACGTGCGGCTGTGGCGGAACAACACCGGACTGGGCTGGGCCGGGCAGTCCACCAGGGTGACGGCTGGGAACCTGCGGGCGGTGGCGGCTGGTCTGCGGCCTGGTGACGTGGTGATCAGGAACGGCCGGCCGCTGCACGCTGGCCTATGCGTCGGGTCGAGTGACCTGATCGGCTACCGGCGGGTGGGTGAGCTGGCACAGTTCGTGGCGCTGGAGGTGAAGAGCGAACGGGGCCGCCCCACGGCGGAGCAGGCAACGTTTCTCAACCACATCGCTGCAGCGGGGGGCATTTCGGGTGTAGTTCGTAGCGTTGCGGAAGCACAATCGCTACTGCATAGCGCGACACCAACCAATAGCGGTACGGTTGGCCAATGAAACTAACCGCAGGGGCTCACCCCGATCTGCCGTTCCCGTTTTCCAACGGCCCCGAGCCACCGCCAGAACCGCTTGGCGGGCTGGCAGAACCCTTGCGGCTGGCGACGATCCGACACGAAAACGGGGTGCGGCACCTGTCATCGCTGCTGAACTACTGGCTGACGCGATCAGGGCTGAGCTATGAGCAGCTGCTGCTGATTGCTGATTGGGGCCTGAACGAGCGGGGGATGCTGGATAAGGGCACCCTCAGCCGGATCAAGTCTGGCAGCCGCACACGTGGCGCCAGCTGGCGACATTTGGACGCCATGGCGGCCGCCAATCAGGCGATCTGGCTGTGGCAGGTAAAGGGCAGCGAGTACGCGCATCGGAAGCTCGGGCCCCATACAGGCTGGGGCGTGCAGGATAAATGGCTGGATTCCGCCGCATGGCTGCCGCATCCTGATCATCCCAACGAACCGCTGGAGTTCGCCGACATGGCCGAGGTGCTGGCCGGCTACCTCGACCTGCCATACCTGGGCGCCGCGCCGATGACCGCGACGGATGCACGGCTTGCAAGTGGCGCGTTGGCGCAGCTGCTGGACCGGATCTGCGGCGAGCGGAACTGGGGGCCGATGGTTGGCGCTCGTAACCTGATGCAGGCATACCCGGTCGGTGATCGGGGTCGGCAGCAGCGGATGCGGCGGGTGATTGCTGGTGAGCACGTGCTGAGCGCAGATGAGCTGGAAGGCGAGCTGCATGCCCTGGCGGAAATGATCCGCATTATCCGGCGGCTCAAGCCTGGTCTGTACGGACCACGTGAGCTGAGAGATGAGCTGATGTCTGGGAGCCCTCCTGGTCACGAGTGACGACGTAGAGCTGGCCGTGACCGTCCAGGTGTAGGGCGACCGGCTGGAAGTCGGGATCAGGGACGTGGGTGAGCATGCGCCAGGCGGCGTCGGCTTCGTCCTGGGTGGCGCAGTGGATACGGATCATGAGGGGTGAGGCCGATGTGCTGCGTTTTAGTGCAGAAATGCAGCAGCCGTTGCTATGCAGCAACTGCATGGGGGGGGGGGTGCGTTTTCGCAACCGCAACGGTATAGTACGGGGAGCCACCACCACACACCACCATGTTTCAGAAGGCCACCAAGGAGGCCGCCAAGCTCCGGGCCGCGCTGTTCGGCCCGTCAGGAGCTGGCAAGACCTTTACCGCATTGCGGCTCGCGACCGGCATTGGCGGTCCCATAGCTGTTGTTGACAGCGAGCGGGGCACCGCATCGAAGTACGCCGATCGGTTTGATTTTGACGTGTGCAACCTGCCCAGTAAGCAGCACACGATCAAGGATTACGTGACCGCTATCAACGCTGCCGGCCAGGCCGGTTACAACGTGCTGATCATTGACAGCATGACTCACGCATGGCAAGAGCTGCTGACTGAGATCGATGCCATCGCTAAGGCCAAGTACCGGGGGAATACCTGGTCAGCCTGGTCTGAGGGGACGCCGAAGCAGAAAGCACTCGTTGATGCCATCCTTGACTTCCCAGGTCACGTGATTGCCACGATGCGATCGAAGACCGAGTGGAGCACCGAGCAGACTGGCGGCGGCAAGAGCAAGCCAGTGCGCGTTGGCCTGACGCCTGAGCAAGGCAAGGGAATCGAGTACGAGTTCGACATGCTGTTTGAGCTGACCACTGAGCACATGCTGACGGTACTCAAGGATCGCTCTGGGAAGTTCCAAGATCAGATCATTGAAAAGCCCGGCGAGGATCTGGGTGCCGCGATGGCGTCATGGCTTGACGAAGGTGCACCGCCGATGACGATGGCGCAGCAGATCATGGCGAAGGCCCGAGCTGTTGGACTGACCGAGCTAGGCCAGCAAGCGATGCTGGCGCAGTGCACTGGCAGCAGTACGGGCACGCTGGAGGGTGCCAAGCCGGCGGTGCTCCAGCACCTGATGAACCATGCGCTAAACACAGCAGGGATCATCCAGTCGTGGAATGCTGGGGCAGACAGCAGGACCGGGGCGGCGCTGGACCTGGGGAGCGCACCGGCGGCGGCACCGGCACCAGCTGCCGATGACTCTGTGCCGGCTGAGGTGTTCAGCGAGCCTGGATTCCCAGATCCCGACGAGCAGGACGACCCGGACGACCTGCCAGCAGCATGGGCGGCCTGATCGGCTGCCCTGCTGCGATGCTGTTTAACAACCACAACACCCACCATGAACGCTCTAGTCCAGACCCTGCTCCGCGCCCAGACCTACAGCTTCCGTGGCCGACTGGCTGCCGACCCTGAGATCAAGTACCTCGCCAACTCCATGGTGGCCAACGCCAAGATTGCAGTTGATAACCCTGAAAAGAAGGGTCGTGATGACGGCAAGGAGCCTGATTGGCTGAAGCTTGAAATCTGGTTTGAGGCAGCCCAAGAGTTCGCCAACAACGCCAAGAAAGGCCAGCTGATCGACTGCACCGGTCGGATCCGTTTCGAGTCATGGACCGATAAGCAAACCGGCGAGCCCCGCCACCAGCCGGTACTGAAGCTGCACAGCTGGGCGCCGGTTGACACCACCGCGCCGGCCACCGCTGCCAAGCCTGCTGCAGTACCTGCTGCCGGTGGGTCGGTGTGGGAGTCGAGCGCTAGCGACATCAACGAAGACGACGTTCCCTTCTGACCCATGCCGAAAATCGACACCATCCGCCAGCAGCTGAACGACCTGCTGGCCTACATCGAAACCGACCGCCAAGCCCTCGCCGCCGAGCAGGCCGCCGTGGCCCGTGCCACTGAGGCGCTGCACGAATCCCCGGCGCTGCAGGCTGCCCTATCCCAGGGCCAGGAGCTGATGCGCGGCCGGGTGCTGATGCTGATCGATCACCAGCTGGGGATGCTCAGGGAATCGCCCACGGCGGTGCTGCTGCGGGCGCTGCGGCAGCAGGTGAGGGAGGTGGAGTTGTGAGCACCATCACGATGTGGTGCCTCTCGTGGGGCGAAATCAAGCCCGTCCCCTGCACCAAGGTCACAGCCGGTTTCGTGTGGCCTGCTGAGCGCAACGGCCGCCGCGAATCCCGATCAGGCAGCTGGGCCAGTTACCACGAAACCTGGGCCGATGCCCACGCCGCGATGCTGGCCAAGGCTGAGCTCGAACTGGACGCCGCCCGTAGCCGGCTCGAGCGTGCACAAAACGAGCACGGCCGAATCCAGGCCATGAAACCACCGGCCGATGCGGAGGTATCCCAGTGACCCTCTCCATCCTCGCCGGCATGGTCGAAAGCATCGCCGTGCTGATCATTGTCGGCACCGCCGCCCTGGCCACGTCGCTGTGGTGGGCATTGTGTGAGCGGTTGGTGGGGGAGGGGGAGTGATGCCTGACAACACCCTGCTAGGCCGCTGCACCGTGGCCTATGAAGAGGCCTTCAACGATGCACTGCAGGCCTGGCCCGACGCCTCCGCCCGCCGCCGTGGCGTGGCTGCCGTGATCGAGCATCTGGCCGCTGAGCTGCTGGTGATGCACCAGCGCAATGAGGGCCGGCTGTCGGCGCACGACGCAGCGCGGATGCTGCGGGAGGATCTGCGATGACCACCTACGCCGAGTTCCTAGACCGCAAGCTCCACACCGGCGCCGACCACGGCTTCGATCCAGTGTTCATGCCGCCGCAGCTGTTTGACTTCCAGCAAGCCCTAGTCGAGTGGGCTGTCCGCAAGGGCCGCGCTGCAATCTTTGCGGACTGCGGCCTGGGCAAAACCGCCATGCAGCTCACATGGGCTGAAAACGTGGCGCGTCACACCGGCCGCCCGGTGCTGATCCTGACCCCGCTGGCCGTCGCCGCGCAGACCATCCGCGAGGGTGAAAAGTTCGGCATTGAGGCTCACCGCTCCAGCGATGGCAGCGTGATGGGGCGGATCGTGATCACGAACTATGAACGGCTGTCAGCATTCAACCCCGCCGACTTCGGCGGTGTTGTCTGCGATGAATCCAGCATCCTCAAGTCGTTTGACGGGGCACGCCGTAACGAGATCACCGACTTCATGCGCAAGGTGCCCTACCGGCTGCTGGCCACCGCCACCGCCGCGCCCAATGACTTCATTGAGCTGGGCACCAGCTCTGAGGCCCTCGGCTACATGGGCCACATGGACATGCTGGCGCGGTTCTTCAAGAACGACCAGAACAACCTGACTAGCCGGCGGATGTACGGAGAGGCTCCTAAATGGCGCTTTAAGGGGCACGCTGAGCAGCCGTTCTGGAGATGGGTCACCAGCTGGGCCAGGGCCTGCCGCAAGCCCTCAGACCTTGGCTTTGACGATGGCCGCTTCATCCTGCCGCCACTGAATGAGATCGATCACCTGATCGAAACCAGCACGGTGCCGGAGGGGATGCTGTTTGCCATGCCTGCCACCGACCTACGGGAGCAGCGGGCAGAGAAGAAGCGCACCGTTCAGGAGCGCTGCGAACAGGTCGCGGACATGGTCGCCACTACGGGCAAACCCGCTCTGGTGTGGTGCCACCTGAACGAGGAGGGAAACCTGTTGCAGCAGCTAGTCCCCGACTCAATTCAGGTCTCTGGATCTGATCGGGATGATGTGAAGGAGTCAAGGCTGGTGGACTTTGCAGAAGGTCGCGCCAGGGTGCTGATCACTAAGCCCAAGATCGGCGCATGGGGCCTCAACTTCCAACACTGCAACCACATCACGTATTTCCCATCTCACAGCTTTGAGCAGTACTACCAGTCGGTCCGCCGATGCTGGCGGTTCGGCCAAAAGCATGCCGTCAAGGTTGACATCATCCTGACGGAAGGGGAGCGGCGAATCATGGAAAACCTCAGCCGCAAACGGCAACAGGCTGAGCAGATGTTTTCCAATCTGGTGACAGAGATGAACCACTCCATCGCCATCAGCAAGCCCACCTACAACACTACCACCATCACCCTGCCGCCATGGCTGTAATCACTGACCGTTACGCGATCTATCACGGCGACTGCATCGAAGTGATGCAGGGACTGCCGAGCGAGTCCGTTCACTTTTCGATCTATTCCCCACCGTTCGCTGGCCTGTACGTCTACAGCTCAAACGAGAGGGACATCAGCAACAACAACGACTATGATCAGTTCCTGCTTCACTACGGCTATGTGGTGTCGCAACTGCACCGCCTAACACTGCCTGGCAGGTTGACCGCTGTTCACTGCACGGACATTCCAACCGGCAACAGCGGGCAGGATGCGCTGTTTGATCTGCCTGGCGCAATTGTGCGGTTGCATGAGCAGCACGGCTGGCATTACGTGGCCCGCCACACCATCTGGAAAGAACCGCTATGGGTGCGCAATCGCACGATGGTGAAGAACCTGGCGCATAAAACGATCGTGGATGATGCGGCTTTTGCTGGTGTTGCATCCGCTGATTATTTGCTGATCTTCCGCCGCAGCGGAGAGAACAAGATCCCCATCGCCAATCCGACCGGTCTTGACCATTACGCTGGAGAGTGTCCCATTCCCCAAGAGCTGCACCGCTACAAGGGCTGGAAAGGCAAGCAAACCGAAAACCGTTTCAGCCATTGGATCTGGCGTCGGTATGCCTCATCTATCTGGGATGACATCAACATGGGCCGGGTTCTGCCGTTTCGTGATGGCAAGGATCCTGATGACGAAAAACACGTTCACCCGCTGCAACTGGATGTGATCGATCGTGCCATCTGCTTGCGGTCAAACCCTGGTGAGACAGTGCTAACCCCATTTATGGGTGTGGGCAGTGAGGTCTACGGGGCGGTGTCGCTAGGCCGCCGTGGCATCGGTATCGAGTTGAAAGAGTCGTATTTCAATCAAGCAATCAAGAACATGGAGATCGCCGTAGAGGACACACGCGACCCTGACCAGGGCAGTCTGATCAACCTTGATGAGATGGAGGCCGCCTAATGGAAACCCGCCGCCTAACCATCTGCCTCACCCTCCCCGAGATTGAGTCGCTCCGCCGCCAGCTCCGTCCTGGCGAGGGGATGAACGATCTGCTCCGGCGGATCGTGAACGACCGACTCCACAACCCCACCTCCCGATGAGCACCACCACCAGTCGCATCCCCCTGGCCCAGGCCGAGGCCATCGCCGTGGGGGTGATGGAGCAGCTCGACCCGCACTGCGAGGTGATCAGCCTCGCCGGCAGCATCCGACGGCAGCGGCCCACGATCGGCGACATCGAGATCGTCTGCGTGCCGAAGCCCTACGACCCCTCGCCCCTGTTCGCCAGCGGCCTAGCCACCGTGGTGAACCAGTGGCCGAAGGTGCGGGGGGAGCTCCCATGCAAGTACACGCAGCGGATTCTGCCCGAGGGCATCGGCCTCGACCTGTTCATGGTCGAGGCCGATGGCTACGGCCTGCAGCGGGCGATCCGCACTGGCTCCGCAGAGTGGAGTCACCAGGTGCTGGCCAGGGGCTGGGTGCGTGGCGGGTTCCACTCCGAAGGCGGTCTGCTTCGGCGCGCCGACGGATCGGTGGTGCCAGTGCGCACCGAGCCAGAGCTGTTCCGCCTGATTGGCCTGGCCTGGGCGGACCCTCGTGACCGGGAGGTGGCCTGACCTCCTCCCCAACGACCGCATCCACAACCCCACCCCGCAATGATCACCCTTACCACCCCCACCCAGCAAGCCATGGCCCGCATTGCCACCGCGCCTGTCACCAGCGATCAGGCCCAGCCCACGCCAACACCCTCCACCCGGTTATCCTTGGCCGCCTGCCCCATGCCGGCCCGGTGCTCTAAGCCCTGCAAAATGTGCTCTGGTGTCGCCCGCAGCGTCGCCGGTGAGCTGTGGCAGGTGCTCAGGGAGCGGCACGGCGGGTCCAGTTCAGTGGCGGACTGGCTGGATGGATTCACCCACGCTGGAGATGCACGATGACCACTGATTTCAGAGCGTTGTGTGCTGAGCTGGCCAATCATCTACAGGGCAGGAAAGACCTTGAGTGCGGCTGGCCCGGAGAAGATCCAGAGCAAGACTTATTGGACCGCACCCGCACCGCCCTGGCCCAGCCCGAGCCGGAGGGGTTGCCCATGCCAGTGCCTGGTGATGCGGAGGGCTTGGCCGAAGTGTTTTGGGGTCGTTACGACCAGCCCGAGCCTGAGGTGGATGAGGGCATAGATGATCTGGTTGCCTGGC